GCCATTAGGATGTTTCTCCCACCAGTCAGGGTCAACCCAACGCATTGCCTTGTCATACCAAGACTGGTCGATGGAGGGGCTATTTTTTTTGCGAAAGGGGTAGAGCTTTTGCCCTACCCTTTCTTATTATTGTAATAACAACTGCTGTTTTATGCCTAGTCTATTTGCTTCTTTACCAAAAAGGTCTAATTTACGTCTTACTTCATCTTTAAACTTCTCGAACAATGCAATTAAAGCCTCTTGCTCGGTATCAAAAAGCTCTTCTTCTCTAATTGTATGCTGTACGGTACGTTTACAATGGTCGGGTTTGTATCTATAATCTATCCACCAACCCGAAGAATTAAATTCGTTCCCCTCGAACCAAGATACGTTGCAGCATCCCTTTATAATACAGCGTTGCGGATGTTCAAACCAACCATCTATATACCAAGCAATATCACCATTCTTATATTTTGGAATGGGTTTTTCCTCTTTATTTGTATATTTATACTTTTCCATATTACTGATGTTTTATCACTTCCAAATACTTCAACTTTGCGAATCGGTATGAGTGATATATGTCACAAAGATTTTTCACTTTTGAAGTGAAGCACAGAATGCAGCCTGTATAATCATCAAATCCCAAGGATAATATACTTTTCTTCTACATACCCTGCAACGTATGCACCAATATCTTTACCTTTATAAAGAACTCGCTCACCTATATGAGCCTTATAAAATTCCTCGTTTGTCATACGCTACTTGAATTTAATGATAAAAAACTCGGTATCAAGCCACTTGTCGGGACAAAGACCTTTCTTAGGCTTTCCGATGAAGATGTTCTCAATCTCCTTTTCGATCCACGGACGATTTTTTGCGTAACCATGGAAGAAGCGGACGTAAGTGTAGGGGATGAACCTGGCGGTTTTCTTTTCAAGCAACTCTTTGAGCTTGGAATTGCTTATAAGCATATCAAACTCCGGGTGCATTGTAACCTTGCGATATTCATCACTTCCTCCGTATTTTGCTTGGATTAAGCGGTTTATCCAATACGATTTGACAGCTCTGTATTCTTCCGTCTTCTCGCCAGCTACAATCATATCGAACCACTGCTTGCTGACGGTGAGGGTTAATACTTTCTTTTCCATACGCTATAATTCTTCTTTTTCAAATTCACTTTTTGGAACTCTGTAAGATGTACTATGATATTCACACTCATCATCTTTACCTATAATATATTTGGCAAGCATATCTTTCAATGCCTTATAAGCTAAAGTGTTGTGACGAATCTGAATACGTATAAAGTTCTCATTATCACACATTGTAAGTGGTGATTGATTATTCATATACACCTTGCCTTTCTTACCAAGGTTACTTCCGTTGTAACGTTGGTAGAAATATCCGCTATACTTATGTTTGATTCTGTAAGGTTTAACCATAATTAGTCCTTTCTTCTACGATTTTTCAGATGCAATGCTAAAGCACAAAACGATAACAATAGCATTAATAATTGTCCTGCTTCCATATTACTTATGTTTATATCCCATAATTACGTTAGTTACATTGGTTTCTTTGCTGGGAAGTGTGTATAAGACGAAACATGCAGAAATATGTCATCACCATCTGTAGAAGTATTCTTAATATCATAAGAAACGCCTTCTTTTTTGTCAAATACAAACATTTCACAATCACCGCCTGCAGCGTCAATGTAAGATTTTAGATGTTCTATCAACTCACTTGCTTTCATATTGTCTATTTATTCCCAAATGAGGTTAATAATTGCGTATTATCTCAACTTTCCACTCCTTAGAAGAGAACTTCTTTTTGAAGTTTTTAATTAAACCTTCTAGCTCTTCAAGAGATTCAAAGGCATTAACCAAATCTCCTACTTGATACCAATAGTCCCATCTGTCTGGTTGTTCGTCTTTCTCCTTTTGAGTTAGTTGTCTAACAAACTCCCCTTTGATGGTTTGATAGTCATTTGGAATTTCAATACCGCCTAAATACCCACTTGCCGAGCTGTTACCACACACATTGCTTACATTAATATACAATTTTGCATAATAATGTATTGCTCCACCACAAAGACCACAAAAAGAACTGATTTCTATATTAATTAGTCTCTTTTTGTCTTTAGTATAGCTACCAATAGTTGTGTATGTTTTACCTGAGAGATTAAACTGAAATCCTTCTCCAATATTCTGAGGAATAGACCCAGTTATCTTAGATATATCGAATCCATTTTCTATCCGTAAATAGTTATTTGTATCCATAAGTTATTTCTCATTATCAAATTTGTTGCCAACAACTTTACATGTTATCTTTCCGTCCCATGTTATATAATTAAATAGAGAGGAAAATGTATTATCATCAATAGAGTGAATAACAAAAGCACCTTGGTAAAAGCAGATTTCTCCTTTATGAGAACCTTCAAGTATATCACCTTCCCAAACTTCTTTACCTTCACAATCTTTCATACCTGTGAATTGGCAAACTGTTTGAGGGTTTATTAGATGAACTCCACTATAACCATCTACTCCGTTTTCTCTTGTAAACCCAAATATATTCAAACCTCCATCTAAAGAATGAGCCAAATCTCCCTTAACCCATTCTCCGTTATCAAGACGTTTTGCCTTGAACTTGATATTTCTTATGTTCATAAGCTGCTTTTTGTTAACTTAATTGCCTTTATAAGACGGTGGTCTCCGGCTATCTTCCCTAAATCTTTCTTACCATGATAATAACCAAATCTATAAGCCCAATATCTGGTTTTATAGACTTGTTTCATTATCTTCTTAGCTAGTCTAATCTTCATATTATTTCTCCTTCTTTAAAGTTGCAAGAATCATTATAGTTCCAAAGCAAGGCGTTGTCAATGAAGTCATCAGCATAGTTGTAGGAATCAAATTCCATTGTACCAAATGCCAACCACAAACACTTTCCTCATTGAGGACTTCTGTTAGCTTAGATGCCATATCCTCATCAGGATTGATAGTGATAGCTCTTACTCTGTATTCGCACTTCTTCATTTCTCACCTTCCTTCCTGTCGAACTTATTGCCAATAATCTTCAAAAGACTTGTGTGGCAAGCATATACATGCACAGTTGCAAACATACCAACCTTTTCATACACATAACCACAAACATGTCTTTTCCACTTTATCGCTGACGCTATACCGCTATCTTTATCGTACAAGATGTCATTTTCAAAGATGTCCTTACCATCCTTGTCTTTCAGTCCTGTGAACTGGCAGACGGTGGAAGGGTCAACCAAGACTGCTTCATTGCGATTAAGCATTGATTCACTCTGCCTATCCTCGATGATGTAAGTGTTACCACATTCAGCATAGAAGTAACCTTCTACCCAAGTGTTATTGTCAAGACGTTTAGCCTTGAACTTGATATTTTTTATATCCATATCTTCAAACCTTTAATATTCTTTTCAACAGGTTCATCCTTCCATGTAAGAGAGTGACCTATTAATTGCTTTATTCGTCCTTTTGGCAGTTCACACCAATAGTCAACTGCGTCCATTTCCCAATAAGGCTTACCATCGCCAATGTCTTCACGATAAGGCTTTTGAGCAAAGACGAACTCTTTTCCATCTGGATTACAACAAAGAAATGCCATAACTATCCTCCAACTCTTTAAGTACATCCTCGATATTACCCATAGCCTTCCAAAGAAGGTTATGCTTAGTAGCACCACCTTTATCGTACTCGTCAAGCAGATTGCATGCTTGACTTAATAATTTCTTAACTTTGCTCATTACTTATCCTCCTTTGCTTTTTTAAGATAAAATTCTCTCCAATCTTCAAAAGTCCAATCTCTTGTATTATGAGTAAGATTGAAAACTTCCGTATCTTTCTCTAACTGGAGTAACAGCCAAGCATAATCTTCATATCGCTGTCTTAGCAATCTCTTGCGACACAATCTCACATGCTTGTATAACTTATAATCAGCGGTTGCAGCATCAAAGATTATTTTTCCTACTATTGCTAACAGATAAGCAGATATAACACCTAATGCAATCCAACCTAATATTGTAATTACTAAGTCCATATTCTTCTTTCTTTTTACCCTCTCCCTGTTACCAAGGAGAGGATGATAATTAGTAATTTGTAATATGCTTTGCATCCATTATTTTTCGCATAAGGATGTCTATTTCTTTATCTGATGCTATATGGTCTATTGGATAGCGCATAAAGTTTCCCCAATCACTTTGCTTTTGAATATCGCCGTTGGAATCCATACCAATCAAACATCCATATCCATCACCATTTATATAACCATCATGGATAAATATATTTCCATCACTTGTTACAAGAAATTCTCCTCTTTTAAATTCACTCCTTTTTAACATATTCTCTTCTTTTTACCCTCTCCCTGTTGCAGGAGAGGGTGGTTAGTTAATCTTCGACCTCCTTTACAGAAACATCACAACCATAAAGAGGTGACTCGTTATACCCTTTAGCCTCATACTCAAGAACTTCACGAATAGCTCTTTTCAATGACATTTCAGACTCATTAATTTCGCCTTTTACTATTACTAAAAACATTCTTTCTTCCATATTACTTACATTTAATCCCATAAGGGTGGTTAGTTAATTATTTCGTAAATTCTATCATATATTGTGCAAGCACAGAGCCTACATAACATAAGGTCATAAGTATTGCTGCCACTGTCGCAATTACAATACTTACTGTTCTCAACTTTGGCGTTTCTGACCAAAATATTGCACTAACTATCAGAAAGATAGTTCCTAAAATCGTTAACAATACTACCATATTACTATCTATATATATCCTTTGCAGGATGGTTACTAAACTATGTTACACACGAACTGTCTTGCCATCTTCTGCAAGTTTAAACTTCTCGATATCAATAGAAGATAATAGCCATTTATCTTGGTTTTTTCTAGATGGATGGCCATCCTTGCATATTTTGTTAAGAACCAGATGTATATTGCCATAATAACGATATGTATGAGAAGTGTCCATTCCTTCGTCCCATGGCTCAATCTTGCTAACCATACAAGGCTCATCTCTATAATTTAACACAATATCGCCTTCCTTGAAAGGAAGAGTGCTAATCAACTGTTCTGTCAAATCACTTATATCAAAATGGTTTTTCAGAATGACCTGTTTAATATCAGCGATTTTAGAAAATATTTCTTTCTGTTCTTTTGTTAAGTCCATATAACTACTATTTATGCCCGAAGGCAGTTAGGAGTTTACTATATAAAGTTGTTCATAAACAGTAGATTTCACTACAATAGGTTCAGAACCTAAGTCGTTATCATCTATCTTGATGGCAATTTCCATATCACCCTCTTCATCGTAAACATCTTGAAGCTGTTGAATAAATTCACTTATAAGCATACCTACACCTCCATTTCGTAATTAATTCCAAGACCGAAGAGAAGATGTTGTAACTGATGAATATATTGAAATTCTAATAGCCTTACAATTCCTATATAAGCAGCGTAATGAATATCGTCTAAGAGTCTGAAAATTTTAACATTATCTTTTTTTACGTAAATCCATTTACATTCTGATGAAACCTTCCATCCATTCTTCTCCAAAAATGCGGGCGTAAGAGGGATAGGAACAATATCCTTAACCCAAGCACAGCAGTCACCTGAGAGATAGCCATTCTCTCCTAATTCCGCACCTTCGATATTCTCTAAGCAGACAACACCATTAAGAACCGTTCCATCGTCCAACTTTAATGTCTTTGATGGGTCGGATGATGTTACTCTGTAAACGACATATCTAGCTGTACCTAGTGGTACTCCATTTGTCATCACCAAATCTCCTGGTATATATTCTAACTTATCCATACGATTATTCTTTAAGTTTGTTGAACTTATCCTTATAAGGACAATCATTGGCTACAGATTCTATATTGTAGCTTTCCCCTTGCAACTTACAAGATATACAATTACCATATCCGAAATTCCACACAATAAAGTGTGGGCATTGGATTTCCTTACATATTTTCTCTATCTCATTCATACGATTACTCCTTAACTTCTTTAAAGATTACATTCTTTTTGTCTGAACGATATTCAGGAAGACACTTCAATCCAAGTGGAGCTGCGCCACAATAGCCAAGCACTCCTTTAAAGAAGCATCCATCGCAACCATCCTGCTCAACAACTTCAAGAGTAATAGTTACTCTTTCGCCAACTTCAAGCTCTTTCATTCTTTGCCTTTTACAATATTGTACACTTGTTTTAACTCATCTGTTGATAAGCGTTTGAAATCAAAAGAACTGATAGCGTAGATGAGAGTCTTACGAAGATTCTCTTCTTTAATATCTGATATTTCCTTTTCTGTAGGAACAGATATTTTTCTAACATTCCATCTATCACCACCGCATTGCCAGCCCGAATCTCTTCTAAATCTAGCGTTATTAACAACAATTTGAGTCTTTGTCACTTTATCAATTTTGGCGATACGTCTGCTAGACATACCTACAACTAGTACATCATCACCAGCAACCAAATCTTTAAGCTCTTTCATTGTTCACCTCCCTCCTTTGGTAATAAATCATCAATATAGAGCCAACGAGATATGTGAGCACCTTTATACCATTCTCTCCAAGCACAAACATTGTTACCATTTGGCATATACTTTATAAGATGATAAATAGGCTTTCCGTACTCATAGGTTGTTTCCAATAGGAGATTCTTCACTTTCTTTGGCTCTTCACTAGCAGGATGCCATAGGGTGTCGAGACACAAATATTCTACTAGTTTCCCATTAGTTGTATTGAATGGGAATGCGTTGAGTCTTGCGTCAGAGATTCCATCAATCTTACATGGCTCTAGCTGGTAGTCCATAATATAAAGTCTTTTAGGAACTTTTAATCTATCATTTTTATCTATCATAACTTACTTCTCCTTTAAACGTTCTATTAATTTATCTGCGATTTTAATGGCAGAATTAACAACACTGTCATACGTAGAGTTAGGACGTTGTACAAGACCTGCTGTAACATCTTTTGCTATCTCATATCTTCTCTGCTCCCAAATGGTTTCTTCGTTATCATTATTCTGGGTAAAGCTTGAACAAAGTATTACATCCTCCTCATTTTGTTTGGGTCTTTTGCTACAAAAAAAATATCTGGAGCAGTAACTACATAATCCTTTCATCCCTCACCTCCTTTCTTTGGGAATAAATCATCAAGATATAGCCATTCAGTTATATCAAAATCATATATATAAGTATCCCAGTCTTCAAAATCAGAAAGTTCATCTACCATAAATGACAAGAATTTGCGCTCTCTATGACACAATAAAGGTGCTTTTCTCTTTGGCTTTTCGCTAGCAGGATGCCACAAGTCCTTCAAAAATTCTTCTTGCATCCACTTAGCACCTAGTCCAATAGCTTCTTTGATGTCCTTTTTGTCGAACATTTCCATCGCATCTTCATCTTCGAAGGCTTCTACCATTTCACCGCAGCCAAGGAATTTATCCTCGTAGATTTCTTCCTTTGCAGATTCTAGCTTCTTATCGCCTATCATAATTATCTTCCTTTCTTACTATTTTTATCCAATACCTCTTTAATCTCGAAATATTGAGCCTTCATAAAATTTTCCATCTCTGACTTGGTTATTCTACCAATAACTGAAATATACCCATTCCTTACAGATATTGAGAAATAATCATTATTGATAAAACTAATGTTAACATCTATGCTTTCATCATTCATAATCTACCCTTTCTTTTTCTAAGTTGATTCTTTCTACGCATTCTTCTTTGCGCCTTGCCATCTTGTATATCTTCACACTTAAAGCGTGGTGGGCAATACCAAGGTATGCAATTCGTTAAATCCTCATTGCCCATAATTAGCCCTCCACGTCTTTAGTTGTACCTAACAAATGCTCATTTCCCTCGTAAGGAATGCACTGCTTAAAAGCAAAATCTGTCATACTACGGCGGTTCATTATATGATATGGATAATTCCAAGTACTATCAAACTTCTCAAAGAACCCTGGAAACCATTCTTCTGTATCTGTATTTCTAACAAGTACCTTATCGAAAGGCTTGAACTCAACCTTTGGCTTCAAGTCCACAACCATTTTATTCTCAGCATCCCATCGTTTGCCTTCCTTGGCTAAAGCGTCAAAGAGCTGCTGCTTCTCTTCTTCTGTGGCAAGGCGAAGTTCACAAAGGTTTTTCTTAAAGAAACAAGTTCTGTAACCCATACTCAAAGTTAAACCTCTTAAATCTAAAGAAATAAATGAGCTATAACCTTCATATAAATCAGTTTTGTCTGATACTATAAATACACCTTGTCTATTACCATAATCGGCAAAAGCTATATCTCCATCCTTGAACTCTGGCTGCTTCTCAACCTCCAAGGTCTCACGATTGAGTTTGCCACCCAATTTTTCCTCAATACATTTGATAAAAGATTTCGCCTCCTTTTCTGATGCTAAAGTATGTAAATTGGTATCAAGAAAACCATCTTCTACCAAATTAATTGTCTTTGCATAGAAACTAGTATAGTTGTTATTTGCCCATCTATCGAAGAGTATCTTTAAACCTCTGCTATTTACCAACACATCACCCCTCTTCCATGAAAACTTCTCCCAGTCACGCATTTCCATAGAAGGGAATAATAACGGCTCTGATTCATCGAAATTGTAATATCTGCCACTATTAAAGAATTTTGATACTCCTGCATGATGTTCCACATTTATAATACTGTCCTCTACATGTGAAAAATATACATCCCCAAACAAAGGAGAATATAACTTCGTGTTTACTGGTTTATCCTTTAGGATTTCCGCTACACTAACTTTATAATATGCCATAATTTGAAATCTTAAATGTAATTAGTTGTACCATACATCATTTGGCATAAGAGCCAATTTCCATCCATACTCTAGTTCATACCTTAATATTTCAAGGTCGTGACTCGTTACAGATGAAAGACCTACAAACTTATTTTCGTACTCCATATCCAAACAATTTAGTTACCATACTTATAACGCAAATAATTAGCCTCTGAGCCGAAATAAAGCTCGGTATCGCTCATATTTGCCTCTTCTAGACTATTCTCAATATCCTTGTAAGAAGGCACGCAATCCTTAACTCTTTGGCAGAACAAAGGATATTTTGAAGAAACGTCTTCTCCGTCTTCATCATAGATATTTATCTTATCTACATTGTAATATGGATAAAAGGAAACATTTCCATTTGAATGGATAACCTTTCGACTCTTAACAGACACCACGATTTCGGCAGGTTTGTCAATTGCATCAAACTCGCAAGCAAAATCATCAAGCTGCGCCTCAAAAGCCGCATCATTAATCTTTTCAGATAAGTTTTCAAAAAACTTTTTCATTTTCTCATTACAGTTTTTAAGGTGTGTCTCACCTTTTTAATTAGTAACCTTGTTTCTTAATTACGATGCAAAGATACAAAGAATATTCGAAATATGCAAATTATTTAATGTGTTTCTTTTGTTATTTAACATACTATAATAATACAGACAGATAATTTACTGATGTTAACACAAAAATCCCCACCACTACATTATTATATATAGTGATGGGGCAAAGCACTCAAAGGTATTTTGTCTTTGGGCTACTTTTCTTCCTTATCTTTAATTTCAACGAAATCACCAATACCCAAACGTGCCTTGTTGATGCAAGACGCAATCCAACCAATCAAGTAGGCAGAAGGCTCGCCTCCGTGTTCCATACCAATAGCATCCTCGATGGCATCGCAGGCATGAGAAGCTTCATGGCAACAAATCCCCATCCTCATAGAATCCTTGCTTGCAAAATTAATAAATGAACAAAGCTTCTTATTCGACTTTTCCCTAACTTCATCGTAGGTTATTGCGTTAGAATTAGAGAAATCAACCTTCAAAACCTCACCTTTTCTACCTTCAAAACACTTGTTAGCGTCCTCTTGGTTCATTCCAATAGCGACACATAACATTCTTGGATAGATAACAGGGTCGTATTCGTAATATCCTTTCTTCTTCATACCTCATCGTTTTTATGTTTCTCCCACCCTGCTTTTGAAAAGGCATACCAAGTATCACAAATATCAAGAGCGAGCATGTTGCCTTGGTCAATACAAAAATCGCTATCAAAGCCTTCGATATGAACATACATCAATGCTATAGTATCATAAGGAACGCTACGACCTTCAAGGCAAGGATTTTTAAAATTCTTAGTCTTGTATAAACTTGTAACAATTGGCACTTGAAGAACGTCTGAAATATTCTCAGTGCTAATCTCTATCGACTTCTTAAACTTCTTCATATTCCCTATTATTTAAATTTCTCAAAGTAGAACTCAATTTGTCTATCAAAGTGCTCTTCGATTAAACCATAAGCAAGCGACATCTTTACTTGGAAAGAAGCCTTACCATTAAGCAATCCTTTAGCCTGTCTAGTAATCTCTGAGCGAAATTGTTCCAAACTCATATCACGCTTACGAAGATTACAAGACCTGCAAGATGGCATATAGTTCTCCATACAGTCATCGCCATGAAAAACGACAAACCTTCCCTCCTTGTCGCTCCACCGAGAGTAACAACCTCGATTCTTCGGAACAAGATGGTCAACCTGCATATCCTTATACTCTATACTCTTACCGCAATAAGCACAATGCCCATCGTATTTGCGATATATTTTAAGTCTATCTTCTTTTTTCATAATCGTTAATGTTACCTATCAATATGCCACTTAGAGCAAACCTTGCATAAGTAAGGATGCCAACCGAGTGCCTTTAACTTCGGATTCTGGTTCAAAAACTCCCAAGCATCATCCTCGCTTTCATAAGCCACCTTCGCCTTCCAAGATTGACCTTTTCTAGCCCAATGCTCAGGATCTGGATGCAAATGACAAGGAATATATTTATTTCTTTTCTTCATAACTTCTTCAGAAATTTAAGTTGAAACCCTTCTGCCTTTTTTATTCCTGGGTATAGTTCCGTCAGAACCTCCCACACTCTTGTCTTGTGCCGATGCCACATAGTTACCGGATGCACACGTTCACCACTTGGTAATACATAGAAATCTGCCTTAATGGTATCAATATGCTCATAGTTTGCAGCTTTATATATAGTTCCCTTGTTACCTATGGACGTATCGGCATAAGATATAAGATACTTGATTTCCTTATGCGTTGCCCTAATATACTTGTGCAAGAGAGAAAGGCAAATGGTTTCGCTATACTTTGGCATATCATCAGACAACCACATTCGGTCAAATTCCCTCACTTGATGGTAATCCAACACTTCGCCCTTCTCAGTCTTGATATGCGGTCGAATTCCATACCCAATTTGCATAGCACCCCTAATCTTTCCTTTGTACAATACCAAAAGATTCAAGCAACTATTCTTCGTTACCTTGTGTGAAAAGTGATGAGGAACTATGATTGCATCAGCTTGCGCCTTATCGCACTCCATCAGCTTTATTCCCTTTTCCTTGCACTCGTAACCGACAACAAATCCGCAGAGACCTAGCACTGGAGACTTGTTCAACTTTCTTCTTCTCATATCAATAATACCTCCAAAAATAACGTTTGAAATTATAAAACAAATTCTCAACACAAGCCTTGATTTCTCCTTTCCTTAACAATTGATTGCAATATTCAACCAATTCATCACGTACCAACCCACGCTTCGAGGCTTCATCCTTAATGGCTTTTATCAGAGCATCCGTTATCTCTTTATTCCCATTTCTTACAACTGTGTTACATTGAATAACCATACTCATATCCATTGTTTTAAAACAGACTTAATTGCCTACTCATGCTCTTTAATTCGTTATTGGTAAAATCTACTTGCCGCTGGTCTATTTCGAAGCCTATATACTTTCTTTCAAGATTAACGCAAGCCCTTGCTGTTGTGCCACTCCCCATAAATGGGTCAAGAATAATATCACCTACATTTGTTGAGTTCCTGATTAGAATCTCCATCAACTTAACAGGTTTTTCGGTCTGATTGATCAATCCTTCTTTATCCCTGCGTTTGTTGGTTGGAATAGGAACACTCAGAATGTCAGATGTGCCAAACTCATTAATTGGCTTTCCACCTCCCTTACGAAGCATAATGATATACTCCTTTTGGTTCATATAATACGTTCCACACACCTTAGTGCATTTATCCCATATTAAACACTTTGTGAAGTGAAACTCACTCCGTCCTATCTCATCTAGAAAGTGCATCAGATTATAGTCGTTACACATAAGATAGCAATGAGTCTTATCCTTTAGTACTCGATATAGTTCGTTGATATACTCCGAAATATCTATATCATTACTCTTGAATATCTTACCTTTTCTAGTTTGAGAATCCGTCCAATATCCACTCATACTACTGCGCCCACCTCTAGCTTGTACCGGATAAGCAACATCAGAGCATACTAGGTCTATACATTCATCATCTAGCTGCTTTAGAAGCTTTCGGCAATCACCTTGATAAATTCTATTTAGCTCCATCATATCACCTCCTAACTTTCATTACTAAATAAACTGTCTTGCTTTATCATTAATTCATTTTCTATTCTCTTGTTTGCTTTGTCGTAAAACTCTCTATTAGTTTCAAAACCAATAAAATTACGATTTTCTTGAATACACGCAATAGCCGTAGTTCCACTACCTATACAGCAGTCTAGTACAATATCTCCTTTGCAGGAATGCTTGTTTATAATGCTTCTGAAAAGACTAACAGGCTTCTGGGTAGGATGAAATCTCCCCTTATCACGACAGATTGGAAAGCTATATACTCCATTGTCATATTCGCTATTAAAGATAGGATTTTTACCTTTCACCCCACACACAGCGACCTCTCTTGCGTTTGTGAGATAGTTTGTCTTACTATTTATTGGAACAGGATTTGTTTTTATCCATTCTATAAATCTAATTTGTTTAAATCCGACTTTAATCATCGCATCCTTTACGACCCCAATCTTCCACAAATCATAGAAACAAACTATATATCCACCATCTTTCAAGCACCTGTAGGATTCTTTTATCATAGAGCCTATATCAAATGCTTCCTGTTTATCCCAGTCTCCAAAGTCGATAGATATGCGGAATCTATCGGTATCTTTACCAGTAGGAGCGGACTTTGCATAATTGGAATCCCTTGAAATTTCATATGGAGGGTCTGTGAGTATAAGCGAGACGGACTTGTCATCAATCTTGCTCATACCATCCAGGCAATCAACTTGATAAATCTTATCTATCTCCAGCATATCCAAACATATCTTTTTGATTAAACATTTCTTCTTTGATTCTTTTTTGTGCTACCTTGAAATATTCCCCGTCTAACTCAAAGCCAAGGAAATTCCTGTTTGTACGCATACAAGCCAGAGCAGTACTTGCTGAACCCATAAAACCATCAAATACCAAATCTCCTTCGTCCGATGATTTCAAGATGCATTGCATAAGCAAGGGAATTGGTTTCTCATTCTGATGTACCAATTTATCAGATGGAACTCTATCAAAGTCCCATACGTCCTCCAAACGCTTTCCGTTTATGGTTCGTCTGCCTTTATTCAAGTACAGGATTGGCTCGTAACATTGCCCATATTGCGCCTCTAAATCTCCAGCCGTATGGTTGTTCTTTCGCCAAATGAGCACATTCTTAATGGTAAACCCTGCGTTCCTCGCTTGTTGCATAAAAAAGTCCAATGTTTTGGCACTACAGAAGATATAAGCAGCACTATCATCCTTCAAAATCCGGTAGCATTCGCTCATATAATCAATAATCAATTGCTCATTATCGTCATTGAGTATTTCCTTCGAAAAGCGATGGTCGTCTGCTCTCCATCCGGTCTTATAGGAGATACAATATGGTGGGTCAGTAACAATTAAATCTACTTTCCTGGTCTCTATTTGTTTCATTCCTTCTATACAGTCGGAATTGTATATTCTATCAAATTTAAGCATGTCAAATCTCTTTTGTAGCGTTAACATAAGCTTCGTGAGCCTCTTCTTGCGTACCAAAGCATCCGATATAAGTTTTCTTCTTACCTACCTGGTACTGAGCTTGCCATTTTCTTACACTCTTATTCCAAGTAACACCCAAGTATTCGGAAGAGGTTTTCTTTGCTATAGCAGAATAAATCACATTGTATCTTGCGGTACAATACTCCAAGTTATCTACGTTATTATTCGTCTTGTCGAAATCCTTATGATTCACCATTGGTAATGCATCTGGATTCTCCAAGAATGCCTGCGCTACCAAACGATGAACATAGAACATCTTTCGCTTTCCGTTTTTGTAAAGCCATACCTTCAAATAACCTTTTGGTGTCTTGCAAGGTGCGATTTCCTTTAATTGAGACGTTCTCCCAATAGTAAAGACATGTCCCAGCTTGCTAACATAATACCTTTCGTAATTCTTTATAGGCTTAATATCACCAAGAAACCTTGTTATACATTTATCTTTCATTGTTACCTCCTTTTTCAAAGAAACCTGAATATATGGCTTGCGCCTCCTTAGTGTCTAGTAAATCAATATCATCATAAAACCTTCTGTACACAACGCCCAGCTTTTCGTCATTTCCTGCTTCTCTTGCCATAGCTATTTGCTGACATGATTCCATTAGAAATGCACTAATCTTCTCGTAACTTTGCATCTGTGTCTTCTTTAGCATATCCATGCTTACAAAGGTTTTGTAGTGGATGATACGCTTTTCTTGCTCGTATTCTGTGAGTATAAGCCCTTCCGGAATAGCAAACACCACCCTTTTTGTCTTGTCGTCACTATAAAGCTGAACCGCACCTGTAAACGATGTATATATCTTTTGTAATATCTTTGCTATCGGCAAATCCTTTTTCAAATACCTTTCTGCATATCTCTTCAGAAAATGAACGCTCATAGCAAAACAATCCTCGCTATACCCCTCATTTCTGCTCATAGGAATATACTCGTTAGTTTCCTTCAGATAAATGAACACACCGGAAGCAAATACATCGCCATGTTTTACACCTACAACGATAAAATAATCGGCATTCGGTGTAGCAAACTCAAAGGTCTTTGTTATTTGTCTTACGTTCTGCTTTCTCATTTCACGTTTAAGCTCATTAGCTTTTCGCATCTGAAACTCATAGATTCTAGCTTCATCTAAGTTTCGTACTCTACGCATCTCACCCGAAGTCATACTTGCTGTTATCATGCGCATTCCTCCTTTTTAATCTTTGACAACCAACAATCCCAGATTCTCGCAGCTACATTCGCCATCATAACCGGAGGAACGCACATTCCGCAAGCAAACCAAGGCTTCATGCCATTAAAGTCATAATCCATCGGGAATGTTGATGCTAAAATCGTATCATGCGCTGAAATATAACTTGGATTATCAAAATACAAAAGCCTATCTTCCATTGCTGATATAGTATTGCATACTTTATCCTTTTTAAGAAACATATTATTGAACATAGAAAGACGATTATCCATCCGTTTGACAATATCACCGATAGAATTGTCTTTCTCGTTTCTATGCTCCCAATACTTCATCACTCCTTTTGGAATCTGTCTTCCACTATAGTCCGAAAACTCATCCAAGACAATTTCTTTCTCGTTGAAGTCCATATCTATCTTAGGTACTCGCTCGAACAAATCCTTCTGAACCATAAACGGCTTGCAAAGGTCTTTGCGTAATCCTAGAAAGAACACCCTAGGTCGATTCTGAGGAACACCCATATTACGTGCATTAAGCAACCAATGCTGCAAGATATATCCGGCATTATCCATCTGACTGTAAATCTCTTTCACGTACTCGATAGCTTCACCTTGCAACAAACCTTGGACATTCTCAAAAACCACTACCTTTGGTTGTAGTTCTTTAGCGAGGGCGATTGAGTAAAAAGCCAAATCGTCAAGCCTTTGTGCTTTCTGACCTTCTCGGAATACTTTTTCCTTTCCCCAAGCCTTTTGGCGGTCACCTGCAATACTGAATACCGAACATGGGAAACTAGCATCCAATATATCCAGATTATGCAACTCTTCTTTCATAATATGCCCCCCCCTATATTGATATTGGCAATCAGCTCACGAATATCACAATTGAAAGAATACTTGACATCGTGATTCTTCAAGTACATCTTCATAACCTTTGGGTCTATCTCGTTACAGGCTACAACATCGTAGCCAGCTAACTTATAACCAAAGGAACTGCCACCTCCGCAACAGAAGCAAGACATTACCTTACCTTTGTCTTTTGTGAAATTAGCATCTTTTTTAGTCCATCTATAAGGGAACTTGTGCTCGTTTTTATACATTTATCTACCATAAAAAACAATCGTTAATAAAAACCGATGTATAAAAATAACCACAAGTAATATGGTTGTAAAAAGGGTATCTAACCCTTGAATTTAGATTCTGTTTTCTTCGGCAATGCGTCTTAAATAATCATCCGCAGCGTTATCGTCTATTTTCGACTTAAGAGACATTCCTGTGTTATATCCTATCATTAAGGACACATTCTTGCTCTTTTTCTTGTTCTTTCCATATCGCAAGCTAAAAATCTTTCCTAGCCAAGCTATACCAACAATGCCATCTGATACAACTATTGTCGGCAACAAAACAAATACTTTATATATCATCGCTATCTAATTGAGAGTTAAAAATATATCTATTCTGATTCAACCAAAGCTCCACGTAGTCAGCCTTGATTTTCAGAAATTCTTCGTATGTGTAGCATTTCTGCTGCTTACCACCTTTGTTCCAATAATAGGCAACTCCTCCCATAGAAAAGAAGTCTATCAAGTCCATTTCCTTTCGCTCCGGTTCTTCACGCTTTTTCTTTTGCCTATATCTACTTACAGCAAGCAATATGAGACAAACGCAAAGCAACATGGAAACCAGTATCTCGAATATTAACCTTACGTCTTGCATCTTTTCTTAAAAACAAAAACACGAAACTACCGATTGCAAAGTCAAAGGAATAGTGACTCGGACTGCCTTTCGGTATAGTCCATCGGGTTTCGTGTCTCTAATATCTTATTCAATATCTGAAATCGCTATTTATCCTTTTTGTTCTGCGCTTGCAAAGATAAATAATATTTTTCTAACTTGCAAACGTTTTAGTGCTTTTAATGTTTTGTTTGCATAATTTTAAACTTATCCTTTTTTGAAGTTCATTCCAAACTCTTCTTCCGTTACCTCATACATTACTTCACCATATGCTACTCTTTGCTTGTCTTTTGCCATCAGCAATAAGTTTCTATAAGGTATCTCTTTCACGACTTCTTGGTAAGATAAGTGCAGACTATCCATAAAAGATGCAATCTGTCCTAAGAGTGTATCGTTACCTATGGTCGTGGTTTTGCTATCATCCTTGCCGCACTCTTCGCCAAAATTGATAGCGTCTGAAAATCCTTTATAGAGATTAAGGAATAAGCCGTTTGTAAGCCATTGACAACCTCTTCAAGCGTTCCTTTAGATAATTCATCACTAATGGATTCATCGCCTTGTATGAATACAGACAACGCCTTACAAGTATCATCCAAATTCTTAAGCATGCCTAAGACTTCCGCTAAGGTCTTGCCCTCTTCAAAACTATCAAGGTATTTAGCCGCCTTGACCAATTTTATAATTGTAGGTGGTGAAATACAATAAGTCTTTCCATTCACCATTATTGTTACGAAATCCTCCCCAAGAATAGCACCCGCAACTAATTTACTTGCCTTACTCATAGTTCTTAATATAAAAAAAAGGGAACGGCAGTAATACCATCCCCCTCTATCATTTGTCGTTTATACCTTATTCCCGTTCCACAACTGCAGAACCTTCCCATTGGTACTCGCCAGCCACACCATCGGTCTCACTTTCCATGGCAACGGCAGAAATACCCAAAGTGATATTCTTGTCCTGCTGGTCTCCCTTGGCTACGATAGCCGCATTTGAGAAAACGATGTAGTTTCCTGTCTTGGTCTGAGCAACAATACACTTGTTGATATTTTCCAAATCTTGACTAGAAGACCAACCTACTGCGTTCGCCTCCGTTGTAGTCGCTGCTCCGGTTGAATCGTACATCTTACCACCTTGAAGGTCAACCTTGTTCTTCCATGAGAAGACACCAATAGAGAATGTAATAGTCTTAGCACCCTCATCGGTCTTGTCACGATAGTAAACCTGTCCGTTCAGCTCGTTCTTGTACTCGGTAACACTAGGGTCATCCTGAGAATATCCCCATGTTCCCTCATGGCTGTTCAAGACCTCTGTAGCGGTTTTCAACCATGTAGCCAACTTAGCAGGTGTATTTGCCTCGGTAAGAGGAGCACCATACCAAATTCTCTTGATTCCAATAAATGGTTTCATCTTATCTTACGTTTAATGTTTCAAAATCAATAGTAATGTTTGCGTAATGGCAACTCAACCTACTCTCTTGCTCTATGCCGTGGGAGCGGATAGAATAACGATACCATACATCCTCTGCTTTTCCGACTTCATTGTCGGACAGGATTTCAATAGCCTTCTTTAAAAGCTCGTTCAACTGAGGATTAGCCTCGCCCTCTATATCTTTGAGCAATATATTTACCTCTATAGTACAATCATTGAAATATGTCTTGTCTGCACTCATACGCTTAGGGATGATGACTATCATGCCATCATCGGGAATCTTCTCACCGACCATAGGTTCTTCCCCATCAAGTCCACCCTTTTTCAGATGTCCTTTCAGTCTTCGTTCCATTCCCATAAGTTCCAAGTCGTCATAGATTACATGACCTGCATCTATTTCTGTTATCATCGCATATCCTCGATTTCTTTCTTGATATACTGAATACCCGAATCTATAACATCATATCCCCTAGAGGAAACATCTGACGCATATTCCGCTTTGTTGCCAAGGGTCAAGGTGTGGTCATGTACTTTACTATAGTTAGACCTTCTGAGATTACCTGTGCGGTTTCGGTAGTTTCCGTTAGTCTTATCAAGCTCAACGGCTGTTTTACCTAACCTGTCAAGAAACTCATCAACTTCCCTTTCTCCCTGCGCAAAGAAAGCGTCTATCTCATCCTTTATAACATCAGACATAGATACTCATATAACCAAGATAATTGCACTTAGGGGCATTATAGACCTTTCCACCTCCTCGGTAGCTTCCATCATTGGAATAGACCTTGACTTCATCACCTTCGGAAATCTGGCACTTGTCACAAACAATGTGATATTTCGGTGTATATATGCTACCATTATCGGTAGTGAAATGCTCGGTAGAGTTGTCATCGCATCGACAACGCCCCATTTCTTTCCATTCCTCAGAAGAGCTAATGACCTCGTTGTACTTGTTGACAACCTTATTCACGAACTTCTTCTTTAATATATGAGGGGAATATAACATAACCTAGACATTTACCAAATATCAGACTTATCCGTGATAGTGGAAAGCCCTAAAGCTGCCACCACTTCATTATCCGGAGCAACACCATATTTTCGGCAAAGCCACATATAGTATTGTCCTATCCTAGAGTAGTCCCAAGAGACAGAGAATCCATTTTCGTTCACATTGCTCATATATGGAGCAAGCATAAGTTCCTCGATTACGGAAATCATCGCCTTGCCTACAACCTGCGAATTATCAGACGTATATTCTTCGTCAAGGTCTATACCTGACGAAATATCTTCCAATTGGGCATCGGTAATATTCCAAGCACGCAACTTCTGCGAAATGTATTCTCTTATCTTCATGTGACATCATTATTTCTGAGCCTGACTCATAGCCTCAGCGATTTTCTTTGCAGCCTCCTGCTCGCTCTTTGCTTTTTCGTCAAGTTCCTTTTCTACATTCTCCTTTTCAGAAGTCTCTTCGGTTGACTCGGTAGCATCCTTTTTGGTGGTTTTCTCCTTTTTAGGCTTGCTCTCCTTCTTTTCCTTCAAGACTTCCTTCTTAGGTGTCTCTTCTGATTTTTTTCCTTCTTCCTTTACTGGATTTCCCTTTCCATCATTCAAGACTTCCTTTTTAGGAGTATCTTTAATTTCCTTATCGTCTTTTGGAGATGCAGAACTATTACCATTCTGCACCTCCAACATCTTGCATAGCTTACGTTCGATAAGGGAGTTCATACGCTCTTCGTCAAAGTCCAAGATTGCACCAACTTCATAGATGGTGTTAAAATGGAACTTATCACGGAACGGACTAATTACCTCACCTCTCATAAGCCTAACCTACTGTTTGTGTTGAGTCCAAAGAGTAGATGGCATCAACGTTATTCAAGATAGGAACAACCATTGCCTGTGAGCTGGTGAACTCACGGAGTGGGTCGTTGGTGGAATAACGGCTAGCCAAGATAAACTCTTCGGCGGTCTGATAAGTTACACCTGCAACTGGTCTTGTAGCTTCGGCTACGTTAGTCCAGAACAAATCACCCAAGTTGTCATAGCATGTAAAGGTCATGTGACCCTTAGCCCAAGGGTTGTGTGTTCCCTTCTTGCCGTTAATCTCGGTCTTGATTGTACGGGCTACACGTACCAAGTTAGTCTGCCACTTATTTTTGAAGATAGACGCAATCTGCTCAAAGCTCAAAATAGGAATATTGCTGTTATCCCCATTAAGTGCAATGCCTTGATTGAAGGCAAACTGAGCACGAACCTGCTTGTTCTTGCCAAGCAACTTGATTGTGTAATCATCAAGATAACAAGTAGTGATGGTGTTTTGGTCTTCCATCGCCTTGTCGTAAACCAATTGGATGTCATCAAGAGGAGTTGCATCCTCTGCGTCCCAAGCCTTAGCACCGTGACCAAACTTATTTTTCTCGGCAAAACCTACATCAACTCGGACACCAGTACCACCGGAACGAGTTGCCAAAGCTACGCCTGTTGACAGCTCACTGAGGAACATATCTTCAATACGCTCGTAAACCGCCTGAATACAACGAGGAAGGTCTGCAAACAAGTTACGCAAAATCTGTGGTTGAGGCAAACGTTGCGCAATCATGTTATCCAAATCCTTAAGCTGCTTCTCTGTCATGTAAAGCTTCATACCAACCTTTGGGATTTGACCCTCAGCGGTTGAAACCTTATCACGGCTCTTCAATGGAAGTTCTGCATCCATTGATACAACGTCAGCAGCAACTCGTGTATATTCCGCAGTAATTGATGCCCAGCGTCCGTCCTGACTATATGTGTTAGTCAAGTGGTCTCGGTACATATAGGTCAATGTGGTCTGATTCTTGCCGTTCAACTTCTCTACTACACTCGCAACAAGTTGTGGGAAGTATTTATTGACCAACTGAAAATAAAGTGATTTTTCCATCTGTTATCCTCCTTCTTTTAGTCTTTATCCATAGTTGCATCAGACTCATCAAACTTGTTAGCATCCTCATCGCTAACCAAAGCAATCTTTGGCATAGCTGTAAGGAACGCATCCGGATAGTCTGCACCATTCGCAGCCTTAGCTGCTACCTTGTTAACTTGTCCAGCAGTCATAATTGCCGCTGGCTCACCGTTCAGAATGGAACGATAGAGAACACCCGCATACTTGTAATGCTCCAATGGGTCACTGGCAGTACCCAAAGCCTTATAATTGTCTGTTTCAATAGGCAATGGCTTGTAAGTTCCCTTACCATCTGTCACGATAACACGACCTGCGTAAAGAACTTCATCTTTTACACCTGTCCAATCCAAAGCACGACCGCCCTTGATGTCGCCTTCCCATTTCTGGATAATGACGGAATCCTCACCAAAGACAATTTGCTTTTTCGTAGTCTTCAATTCCTGATTCATGTTTTTCAATTTTTAAAGTGACTGAACTAATGATGCGGCTACATTGTCAACTTCCTCCTTTGTTGGCTCACCTTCGCTTGCACGATAGCTGCCCCCGAATTGTGGTTGTTGCAACGCCTTGTAGTTGTTCGCTACCTTTGAGAGGTATGTTTCGATAGTTTCATCTGTAGCATCATCGCTCAGAGTGAAACCCTCGTTGATACGACTATCGGGAATGCCCAACTCCTTAGCCTTTGATAAAATCTTCGCATCGTGGTCTGCCTTTGCCTTTGCCTTTGCAGCAGCCTCTTCCTTAGCCTTAGCCTCCTCAGCTTGCTTTTGGATAGTTTCTTGCAATTCCTTAATGGTCTTGCTTTGCTCCTCCATCTGTTCGTTGTAAGTCTTGGCTTGGTCTGTATTTTTCTGTGTCAAGGTCTCAACGAGTTTCTTGAACTCTTCACGTTCCTTGAATCTTGCTTCCTCAGAAGCTTTCTTCTCTGCTGCCTGCTCTTCAAAGTACTTTTTGAGATAGTCCGGCATTTCGTTTTTCTTTGCCAATTCCTCCAAACGTTTCTTTTCGGCTTCTTCAGCGGCTTTCTTGGCTTCTTCATCTGCTTTCTTCTTAGCTTCTTCTTCAGCAGCCTTGCGTTCAGCATCTTCTTTAGCCTTCTGTGCCTCCTCGAACTTTTTCTTGGCATCGGTAACTCTGCGATCATTGTCCTTTTGCAAGGACTCCAAAAAACTCTTTTGACTAGCAACCACTGTCTCGATGTTGTCATCAGTAACAAGCCCCATCTTGTCAAGCATTTCAGCATGTGCCTGAAGAACTTCATCACCTAACCCAAGAGACTTATACTCTTGTTTTAGTAACTGGAAAATTTTATCTTTCATTCTTTCGATATATTTGTTAAAACTAGTGCAAAGATAATACGAAAAGAGTAATTAATGCATTAAAGCGTTTGCAGGTATCTCACTTTTGGTTAAAAGTGAGTAATAAGGGTGTTTATAAGCGATTTAAGGCTATTTTATCACAAAAATGAATAATTAATTGCAACACAAAATAAAACACCTTATATAACAAAAAAACGCCAAATATCCTCACGGACATCTGACGCTTGTCGAATTAAAAAGAACCTAAACATTAAAATATCTAAAAGTTTATGACATTTCTCATATAACCCAAATGATTCAAATTAGAATAGAACCGTCCATCACGCTCTATGAATTTACCGGACTTCAAAATCTCACCATTATGCAACATTGCAAACTTAGAACCATGAGCTGTCCATTTATTCATTTCTTTCATATGTTCATCAGACCCCCAACCATATTTCTTGATAATAGGATAAATGAAACGTTCAAAGCAAATCTGACTATCCGTTTTATCATGCTCGGAGCAGATCGGGAGCACTCCATTATGGGCGAACCAATAACCAGCCTTGTAGAATGGATGGCAATTCTTGACACAGACAGAACCATGAGTAGCAAATCTAAAATGTATGATTACATTCTCATTTATATCTCGCTTCATCAATCTACGTATAAATGTAGAGAAATGTAAGCTCTTATAATGTTCAGACTCACTCACAAATCCGCAACCATCGGGATTTCTCATATACGCTGCCTTCAGCTCATCAACGGATGGCAAAGTAGCACCTTTCGGACATACAATAATAACACACATATCTTTACCCTTTCTTTTTTCTTAGTAATACTTGATTTTTTGTGTCCTAGGGATTTTACCCTAGGACTACATCAATTAGTCGTTATTAGCTGCAAATGCATCCTTACGGCTCTGGAAGAAAGCCTTCTCTTCTTTATTCAAGAAAGGTATATCTTCGATGTTCATAACCTCACTAGCAAAGACATTATTGCGAGACCAACCGACAAGCTTTGCGCAGAACTTAACCCACATTTCAATCTTTTTGTAATTGGTTGAACCTTGATGCTGGCGAAACTCGATAGTCTTGTGACGTGCAAAACTCTCTGCATTGACCTTGTAATATCTGTCTCCATGAAATACATTACGTCTAATATCGTAATTGCCACGGCAATTAGAGAAATCTTTGTCAAGCAAGCTGGCTGCCCAACGGCAATTGCCTCTTCTTGAAGGAGCCATGAAGCTATCAATCAATCTTTCAAGCTTCTGATAATTCTTGAAGACGTTAACATATTGCTCACCTGTCAACTTTGCTGCACCGATATGAACGTGAAGGCCACAAGTAGAATTTACTCTTGCACCTACGGCATCCAAAGACTTGATAGCCTTCTTCAAAGTTGCCATACCATTTGTATTGCCATTCAATACCGGACTTACAACCTCGTTAGGGTCAACATCACCACCAACTGAAGAATCACTAACAATCTTGAAATAACTCTTGTTGTCGGTGTGGTTATAGCCCTCAGAATGAATATCAACACCATTCTGACGACCAGCCTCTATCAAGGCATTGCGCTCGGCATGAACACATTCAATCTCAACACCGAATGTATAAACGAATCTCGTTGAAGTTGAACCGCTTGGTACACAAACCTTCAACATATCAGAGATTTCTTTCTCACGAAGACCGCAAGCCTTCAATGCAACAATCTTTTCGTTGCGAGGCATCTTAGACTTCTTGATTTCGTCAATAGTCTCAATTAATGACTTCTTTGAACTTGCGAATGAAAAACCAGTCTGCTTAGACATAATTAATTGTGCTAGTTGTTTCGGGTCTTACCCCTTGGTGTCGCTCTCACCTTATTGAGTGAAACTTGTCACTCGGCAAATCAACCAACTTATCTTGATTGACGATGCAAAGATACAAATTAGTTTTGAAATATGCAAATGTTTTAAGGTTTATCTTATAACAATTAACCTTCTATAACTAACATGTGTATCTTGTTAACAATTCAGCTTTTAATATACCTTATTATATATATAAAAAGGCTTCGATGTTCACACACCAAAGCCTAAAAAACTTTACTAACTAATTACCAAATTTTATCAACTATCTTCTTGAATCATCACCAATATCTTCTTCTACTCCCAAATCCGGCAGTCGGTCATACGCTTTTTGGTCATCACCTCCTTCAGACTTGACACCTAGCAGGTAACCATTCCGAAAAGCATAATATACCAGCTTTTCCATATCTTTAGCCGTTGCGTTATCTGTCAAATGCAGCGTGGCGTACAATCCCATCAAGAACTTCCGTACATCTTTTGGATATACCTTGTTGTTCTTTTCTAAAGCGACTGCCATTCTTAACGGACTTTTCATATTCTTCTATTTTTCGTTAAACCATCAAATGAAGCACAAAAAAGAGGCCATTCCGCTTGCTTCCCTAGTTCATAAGCTTATTCACAACTTTATTCGCCCCATCTGCTTCCTACGTTATCCGTTGACAGATGTCCGAGATTCCAACAGAACAAACATCACGGCTCTCTTCTTGTGTATCATTGTGCCAACGGAAGGATTCGAACCTTCGACCCTAGGATTAAAAATCCTATGCTCTGCCACTGAGCTACGAAAGCGTAAAGGAATGATTGGAGTTGCACCAATGCCCCCTTGGTTACAAACCAAGTGCTCTACTTCTGAGCTACATTCCCCATAATATGACAAAATTACTCTTGTGGTGCAAGAGAGATTCGAACTCACCGAACCCGCAATGGGAACTGATTTACAGTCAGTCTTCTTTATCCGCTTGAATATTGCACCATTTGTGGAATACATATCAAATATCACCTTGTTGCCCCAAGCGGATTCGAACCACTAATGACAGAACCAAAACCTGTAGTGTTGCCATTACACCATAGGGCAAATTTGTACTGCATAAAGGATTCGAACCTTTGAATACCAGCGTGAAAAACTGGCGACTTAACCACTTGTCTAATGCAGCATCTAGGGATTCTCACCCTAATTAGAGTTGCCTTGTTATAGTCTAGCTGGGCTGGGTAACCTGGAAACCATGCCGTAAACTCCTAAGTCTTGACTTATGGTAGAAGCGACCTCTCAGAAAGCCATCTGTTTCAAACACGATGCAAAGATAAGCATTTTATTTTATCCTTGCAAATGTTTTAGTGTTTATTTAAACACTTTTGATGATTTTTGCATTATTTATCCTTGCGAAGAATACCACAGAGGGTTTCTACAAGTTTCTTTGCGTCATCACCTTTGATTTCGATGACATTGGAATTTCCATCAGGAACATCCTCGCCTTTCTGTTCCTTATCTAAACGCTTACGAAGAGCCAAGTCTGGATTCTCTACCAAGATAGAATCCAAAGCATAATTGCAAATGCGGCTTGCAAGCTCCTCGTTACCATTCGCATCACGCACAAACTCATTCTTGCCTTCAAGAATACCCACAATCTCGTTGTACTCTTCAGCATTCTCACAATTACGTGAAAGTATACCAATCACCTTGTAACGGTCAATCTCAAAGCTGACCTTTAATTTGTCTTTATTCATTCTTTCTATCTTTTTATTTATTAAACATTATAACAAAAACCCCTTTCATAATAAAGTCCTCCCTTTACCTCATACCGGATAGCATCTGACTCTTCACTTAGCTGACGAATGCGCATGTACAAGCGTTTGTCTAACTCTTCTTCAAACAAAAGAGACAATTCCTTCCAGTTATCAACAAAAGGAGCAAACCAAGGATACTGCTCCTTCACAGCTTGTAGCTCATCCAAGGTTACGTGTCCGTATTCTACCATGTCATAGCATCTACGGAAGTCACTATTGTCTTTGGGAATATTCAAATCTTTCTTTCGTTTTACCCCCATCAATGCACTCCACATAGTCATTGAAGAGACACCTGTATCACAAGTGGCTATCCACTCTATCATTCTTTGCTTGTTCATTTTCTTTTATATTAATCACGTTAAGTCGCTTTATTAGCTCTTCACATGCTTCTTTAGTTAAGATACAATTCTTGGAATCTTTAATGCCAGTAACCTTTTCACGAATAGCAGCATTCGTGTCGTACACTTCTTGTAGTTTTTTCTGAAACTCAATTACGTCTTCGTTGGTGAGTTTACCTTTCTTCTCAACAATCTTGTTTGTTATATTCTTATAAACACATTCGAGTTCAATACATAAACGAGTTTCTAACTTCATCATTATTGCGTGTACAAAAGTATCATAAAGTCTTTCCATCTTGTATTTCCTCCAAAAGTCTTTTGATTTCCTCGTTATCTTTATTCTCAATGCGAGCCTTTAAGATGCTCTTGAAAGCGGCATCCATTGCCTCGTATCTACTGGAATATTCCTTACCATCCGTATGACACAAGCCTTCCTCTACACACCATGATGTAGTTTGCCAACAGAACTTACCTTTCGAAATGTTTGCAACACAAATATAGTAACCGAAATGCTCTAAAAGCCAATCAAGCACCATATCATAGCTTGGAGCGGATATTGCCGGATGTTTGCTATTCAACTTTAAGGCAGCAGAAAACTCAATATTGGATTTCTCCCACTCGGAATTGGAGTAAGCAACATAACTGCCGTAATGCTCACTATATTTTCCACCCTTACGAATGCCACCCTTTGCTGTCCAAGGGCTGGCGTAAGCCCAAAATTCGGCTATCTTCTCATCGTAGCCAACCTCCTTTAGAAGCTTGGCTATCTCAAAAGGAACTACCTTTGGTTTTATCGTCTGCCTATTTGTCATTTTTCACCCTTTCTAAACTGAACCCGATTCTGACTTATCTAATTCATCAATCGCCTGTCTAAGCAAAGGAAGTATCTTATCCAAATCATCGAAATTCGGTACGACTTCATTCACTCGCAAGATTGCTTGACCTAGCAAACTCTTAATCTTTTTTCTGTCCATTGCTCTCGGCTTGTTTCTCTAAGTCTTTTAAATCTACCTTCTCAAACCGAGGAACCGGCTTACCATCTACCTCAACATTACCAAAGAACATATCCTTTGGTCGCACCCAAACTTCATGTTGTCCGCACACTGCTTGATACGCAACCTTAGCTTCAGAAGTCTCGCTATCAGTAACCTCACCAAGGTACTCATAGAAATTACCCTTGTAGTGTCGGTAAATCGGCTTATTGAATCCACCATGCAGCCAATCGGCTTTGTCCTTGATTTCCACGTACTCCCTTACCGCATCACACTTACAGGACTTACTCAGCTCTTCTACCCAATCAAAGAAAGCTTGTTTGTCCTTGACCTCTTCACTTGATACCATGAAGAGATAAGTGCAAAGAAGCATCTTACCTGCATCTGTATCATATTTCTTGTTCACCTCTTCAGCTAATTGCATCATAGGTGTATCTAAGCGATAATTCCAACTCATAATCTATCCTTTCTTACTTTTAAGATTTGCCAAATCCTCTTTCAAACGTAGATGGAAATTATCTTCTCCATCATCACCGGAAAGAAGCCAATCAATTCTTTGGGCATAAACCTGAGCTTTCTTCAGAAGTTCAACGCCCTTCTTAAATTCCTTGATAGTCTCTTTAGACAAGCCGTATTTGTTAGGTATCGTATGATGATGCTTTCTAACATACTTGTCTTCATCCTCCTCTAACCATCGGTCTTCGAGAAAACATCTTTCATCTTCCTCATCCAATGGATGACCATCAATATAATCTTCTATCTTTGTATATATGTCAGCAATCCTATACTGAGCATAATCAAAACGTCCACCACTCATAATCTTCCAACTACTGGAATTTGAACTTATTTCAGCACACTCAATCTTGCTTCTAGCTGTTGGATGATGTTATCTATTGTCTTACCCTTATAGTCAACAGCAATATCCTCCAACACTCCAATCTGAGCCGCAATCTTAATTCTATCTCTTATTAATGTCATAATCAAACTTGTTTCTTATGATGCTGTGCTTGCAAAGTTGTAATGCACGATATAAACATAACCTCCATACATCTTTCCGATTGTCACTTCAACAAAATCAAAGATAATATCGCCACCCATCTTGTAAGAAATCAAAGGCTCTGTCGGGAATGCATTGTGTTCTGTATAGTAACAACACACTTCTTGTGATAGTAACTGCTTGAATACATCAACCTCACCATCCTTTGAAAAAACGCCTTTAAACTCATCTTCATTGTCTATTGCAACAACTACTCCAAGTTCTTTTCTTACACATACACCTTCGTTTCTACCACTTTGTCCATTATACAAGACAGGTAATGTGTAAACACATCTTGATTCTTCCATATGCTTATTCTTAATTTTGTATTTTGTTTTTATCCTTCAAGTTGCTTACATTGAGCTAAGTCTATTGCATACGCCCAACGCTTCGGAACAAAAGACATCGTAGGTACGAATCTATCTGCACGCTCAACGCATACATCTTGCGTCCGGTAAATCAATCCGTCAGAGCCTTTTACCTGCAACTCAACTAAAATAGTATGGTCTAGCATCGGGAACTTATCAATATCATGCCAGACTTCACCGCCTTCAAGGAAGGTAGGCTTTATATGGTTCATCTTTGCCATAAAGTACTTCATGTAAAATGTTTGACTTATATTCGCTAGTTATGGTCTCGCAACTACCAAAGCACCACAAATCCTTGGATTGTTCCTTGTGCAACCTTGATGACTTAATATAATAGCCATTGTTGACATCATAATGCTTACGTACCATGATATTGTCATTTACCACTCCAACCTCATCATCAGTAATTACATAGAACAAACGCCCATCGCTAAATGCTTTCAAGCCTTTGTACACTCCGTTAGAGACAACCATCTTTTCATAGCCGTTCGTCTCCCAGTTGGCATAATCCCAGATGGTTTCCAAATCATCATCATTCAGAAGATTATTATCAATAATAACCTTGCCGATAACCTTGAATTTGCCATCTTGCATCATTGCCTCAACGACAAATTCATCGGCAGCGTTGAAATCGCTAATCTCTATGGGTCTCATAATACTTGTGCTTAATATTCTCGTAAATCACTCTCTTTGCAGCCTTTGCTCTTCTGTTATTATCAGAAAAAACATCATCGTACAAAGACATATCTTCACTCTCAAAAGCCACATGCTCCCCTTTGTAGCAAGCATCAAAGCGGCATCCTTTTTCGGACTTAGCCGCAGTAAACTTTATCTTACCAAACTTAATCTGCATAAGCCCTATCCAAGAAAATAAATTAATGATACTATTTCAAGAGCAAATAAAAACGCTAACGCATTCTCAATTGTGAATACCTTTTTCATTGTTTCAATACAGTTTTACGTGTGTCTCACGCTCTAAATTTATATTGTAAGGGGATTTCATATCCCCTTTGTTGTTCTTACTTCAAAACTCGATAAGTTTTATCGAAATCATTAAAACTCTTCAAGTAACCTTTCTCTGTCAAAGAGTTTAAAATTTCTTTCAACTCATCCTTGGTATTATCCAAATCGAAATCATACAACTCAGCAAATGTAAAGTACTTGTTACCACCAATTACATCAGCCATCACTTCGATGTTGCCATAAACCATTGTCTCTTTCTTACTCAATCTAGTATTCATAACGAATCACAGTTTTTACGGTGTGTCTCACCATTTTAATTAGTAACCTTGTTTCTTAATTACATTGCAAAGATACAAAGAATTATTGAAATATGCAAATTATTTAGTGTGTTTCTTTTATATTTTAACGCTTATTATATGTGTAGGCACGAAATTAACTTTCTGTAGCAGAAAAAGCCAAAGAATCCACCATTTCGTTATACATATTACCTCTATGAGCCTTAACCCAATGGTATCTTATCACCTTGCCTTTCGCTACCTTATTATATATAGGCTGTAAGTCTCCTAACTTGCAAGCCTGTATTCTCTCTATAGCCACTTGGCAATCCACATATACATCAACAGAACACAAAGGAGGGCAATCACCCAATGCTTGAATGACCGCCCTTATTTCGGCTCTCACCGAATCGTTCACTTTGGCTGTGATAAATGTATATTTCCCACTATTGATAATCGCTCCCTTATGAAGCACAAGCCAACCGCAACCACACTTGTTGTTCTTACTAGAGCCATCAGCATACACTTCATAGCGCACACCTTTAGCCTCATCAACAATCATCTGAGCAACAACCTCCAAAGTGTCATTGCTCATCACATTGGCTATTTGCTTGGCTTTCTTCTTCATAAGCGATTAAATCAACCCTCGTTCCTTGAACTCATTCATCAATGGGGTTGCCAAGACCTCAATATCTGGATGAGGCTTTCCGGTAGTTCCAAGACTTCTCAGCTCGAAGAAATGCTTCCAATCGCTCACAAATGCGGTATGAATCAACTCCGTGTTGGTATCAAGAGGAAGTATCGTTCTCGCATCCTGTGGCTTAAGACCATCATCCTTGACCAAAGATAAATACATCATTTCACATACTCTATTGGCAAACCACCATTTTTCTACCGGACTCCAATGCTCATAACTACCGATGTTCTTTGATAGGTCAACAAATGTTCCACCATCGAAAGACAATGGATTAACCGCATCATCTTCGCTAATCCACTTTGGCTTGTTGATAGCAATCTCGCCTCCGAACTTATCCTTACTATAGTTGCAATATCTAGTGCTTTGTTCCGCTACGGAATCTACACGATGTCTGTTAGCCTCTCTACTTACCGCAATCTGAGTAGTAAAGCGGACGGTTATTCGTTTCTCATGCCATTCCGTAGGCTCGCAGATATAGTCCAAATCATCAAACCATTCATTCTCTACTATCACTCTGTAGTTGGTCGTGATATAGTAGTCGCTGCCAATCTGCATCACCTTAGAATACTTGTTCTCACGATAGTGTTTGACCAGTAGAGATTCCGGAACAAAGAAGTCATTATCGTAAGCAACATGGAGATAGATTGTTCCATGCTCCAACATAGCATGGTGCTTTGAGTCCACCATGCGCTCAACGAAAGGCTTTGCGCTGTCTTTGTCTATCTTCATACTTGACGCATAACATGTGCGACCGCACAACTCTATCTGCTTGTAAACTCCATCCATGCCCTCACCTTGGGATAGGATTTCATATCTTGGTTCTAATATCTTCATATCCTTATAAGTTTGAAATTCGACTACAAAGATAACTATTATATTCCACTCTACCAAAAATTAGCACTCAGTTTAACAACACTTATCTATATTGTGAAAAACAAAAACTTTCACCACAAAAAAAAGAGGAGAGTGCATCACGCTTTCCCCTCCTTCTCGATTATATATCAATATTACTACAGTTTAATCGTGTGTCTCACCGCTTGCAAACATATCTGCTTGCTTGGATGACTTGTAGCCGATGATTTCCAATACCTCCCCAAATTTAGAATCATACCAATGTGGTTGTGTTTGATTCATATTCTTCTCGTTGATGTCGTTCTCACCATAAGCCAATCCTTTCTTGGTAATCTCACAATACTTGTGTACCTTGTTCGTACCCTTGCGCTCTTTTAGTTTCAATAATCCTGCCTTTACCGCCAACTCATTGAACTTTCGAGCAGACAAGCCTACACCATGAGATTTCAATAACTCCGTAGCGGAATGCTTTGCACCATTCGGTGCGCTCACATAATCAGGTGTCGGCAACCCTAATGGTTCAGCAATTTTCTTAGCCATCGCCAATTTGGAAACATCGCTGAGGTTCAGATAACCAGGAAGAAAGTTCAACCACTTCAGCTTGATGTCAAAGGAATCGGAAGCCTTCTTGTCTAGCTTCTCTTGCTCGTACTTGACTCTGGCAGCTTTCTCGACTTCGATGAAGTACTTACGGAACAATCTACCTTGCTCATTGTTCTCAATCATACACAACTCCTTTGCCATATCCAAAGATAAGGCATACTCAATACGACTTCGACCACCATTTGAGTTTTCCATAATTTTGTGGAAAACTTCAAAATCTTGATTTTCAACGAATCCATACTTTTCTATGCGATTTTTAATCCATGTTGAAAAGTCTTGCTTACTGCCCAACTTTTGGTGCAGCTCCCTTGCGTTCACGGCTTGTTTGCCGTCATGCTCGATAATCTCTACAACTTCAACACCTCTCTTTTCATTGTTAAGGAACTCTGAGACTACTGGTAAAGCCTCTACATTTACATCAGTTTTGTTAAATTCTAATGTCATTTTCCTAAAATTTAAATTGTTAATAATTATATTTGGCTGTGGTGGAAACGAAAAGCCCCATCCGCTAATGTGGTAAGTGCGGACAGGGCTTGTGTCAACCATCCATTAAAGCGAAGAGAAGGACGGAATGACGATACTCCACGCTTGGAGTAAATGAAATTTATGTGTTATTTTTACAATTCTCAATTTCTTTCCAGTCGTGCTCTTCGCTTCACAACCATTATAACTTTCGGCTGCAAAGTTAATGCTATTTTCTCTAACTTGCAAATGCTTTAGTGTTTTGCTTAAAACATTAACATTCGTTTGATATTGGAGACTTCTGCCCTCGCCAGCACGACCAACTTTCAAGGCACGGTGCTGCACATTACTTCTTGTTTCCATTGCTCACGGAATTAATTGTTAAACATCAAAGATAATGAGCAGTTGTTTCGGTGTGCCTCACCTTATGTTATGTTACACAACCATTGATAGCATTTTTTTTGATTGCATCTCAATCCATTGGCAACCATACTTGCGGAAATAGATGTCTGAATCAAACCTCTTGCCATCCACGATAATGTAATTACCCTTACACTCAAATTTGTGGTTTCGGGTCAATGGGACTAGCAGATAGACCTCCATATTCTCTTTGTTTAGAACCAAGGTTAAATCAGTACCCAATATATGTGAAATAATTTCACGCTCATCGTCGCTCAACACGCCAAACTTATCATTGTAACGCACATAAAGATTATCCATCAAATTCTTATCCATATCTCTTAAATATTTAATGTTCAAAGTCCGGTGCAGTTTAACGTGTGCCTCACGAAATCTATTACAAGTCACACTCGTATGAGTATTGCTTTTTTAGCTTGTTCAATGCATTCTCGGTAACGTAGTAGATGTTATCGAAATACTCGCTTTTCTTGATACTCCGGCTTTCCTTCAGCTCTACCTTGTGATTGAATGTCACTTCGTAGCGGTTAGCGATGCTTGTAATCAAGAAATCGACCTCACGCTTATGTCTGTCCAGCTCGGTCTCTTTATACTCACCACGCTTGATAAATGCGTCCTTGTTCGTCTCTTCGATGGTTGCAATCATATTGCCTTGCATCACGATAATCTTTGCGCTCATATCTAGTTTCTTTTTAAATCGTTAATAACCTTGTTAAGCAACTCTAATCAAGTTGTAGTTCTTGAATTGTCTCCACTCGCCCTTGACTTCATCCCAATACTTTGTGCAGTCCTTGCAAGCGTAACCCTTGCCGTTTGGAGTGTAGTCAATATGACTCTCCATCAAAGTGCCGAAAGCCTGACGAATCTCACCATTCATTTTCTGAAAGTAGAACTCAACGACCTGCTTCTTCATGCGAGCCTTCAGCTTGATAACCTGCCAAGCTTGCTTCAAGCATTCTACCCAACTCATATAAGCACCTTTAAGCTGAAAGGCTCTGTGTGCCATATTCATTACTTCTCTCATCATATTCTTAAATGAATTAGCCATAATCTTTCAATTTTAAACGTTAAACTTAAATTACTTACTTTGCAAGTCCGATGCTCTCACGCAAGAAGCTCTTAGCCTCATCGTTGTTCATATTGAGCTTTATTGTTATCATATTCAACATCCTATCAACATCTTTTTGGGTGTTCATTCTGTTGCTTACGAACTCTGTCATAACGAACTTCTGAATCAAGTTTCTTCTTATCATTGAAGTAGTCATATTGCTATACCGTTTTACGTGTGCCGAACACGGAGGCGCTGCCTCAACTAAATTAATAATGTTCTTGTGACCTTTGTTTCTTAATCACGATGCAAAGATACTAAGTTTTATCCTAACTACCAAATGTTTTATTAAGTTTTATCCTAACTTTAACCTTTGTTTACCGATTTAATATACAAATTAAGATTTATTTGCATTGTTAGGTTAAAAGCTTAGTTTTTCATAATAAGTTTGGCTGTTTGCGAAAATATGTGTATCTTTGCAACATCAATAAATAAAGTTAGAACTTAATATATAATAAGGTATGGATATACGAGGCATAATTAAAAGAAAAGGCTTTACGCTTACTTATGTAGCGGATAGGCTGACTAATAAAAAAGGTGGTAAGGGAGTTTCTTTGCCATCCTTGATACAAACTATTGATGGGAATCCAACTGTAGCCAGTCTTCAGGAGATAGCAAGCATTATAGGTGTAACGCTTGCAGAACTAGTTTCCGAAGCTGATAGTTCAGATTTCATCGCCTTAATAAAACAAGATGGTGAATTGTATTCCGCATCATCCATCGCTGAGGCTAGGGACGTGCTGGACAAGCTGGAAAGTGTTAAGTAACGTAAGGAACATTCCTTGCAAGTATTAATAATTAAAACTTTAACGACTATGAATGATTTTTTCAATTTGAGAGGTGCAGCGGTATTCCGTGTTCTTTCGTTTATTAGTACAGTAGCACTGGGGTTAACTATCTTATTGTTTGCCATCGGCTTGATGATGGGCTTCTTTGGAGAGCAGGAGACGAAGGCGATAGGATGGGCAATGGTTGGATTCTCAATCTCTTCCTTTATCTCTTGCCTATTCATGTTCGGCTTCTGTTACCTGATTAAGATAGCTAAGTCTTACGACAAGGACAAGCAGGAGGATAATAAGGAAATAGTATTCCAATACAAGGGTTACAAAGGCACTTTCACAAAGGATGACAATACTGGAAGGTTTGATGGCCACATCATCGGGACAAGCTATTCCTACTCTGGTTACAGCCTTTCAGAGACAGAACTTGCATTTCAAGCGAGAGTTGACGAATTACTGGAAGAAAAGAAACTATAAAAAAGAAAGAGGAGCGCATCATACGTTCCTCTTCTTTGTTTTATGCATCGAAAGCCAAGAACAACTCAATGTCGGTTCTAGGATATACTTTGTTCAGATTATCCATAAACTTTGCCCAATCATAATCTGACACCACAACCAAAGCATGAATGGAAGAGAGATACTCCTTCAGTTTTGGTATTCCCTTCTCTTGGTTAATGAACTGATGAAATCTCTTTGTACGGTTTCCATGCTCATTCTTTGGATTCCTCTTGTCAAGTTCCTCCATAATTGGCGCTATGCGCTCATAGACAATATCTCTTATCCAATTGCCCATAACACCAGGCATATTCCTCGACTCATGCCACGTCCAGCCCCTCATCTTGTATATGTCCATAAAGAATTGGTCGGGGAACACCTTAACCCACTTCGCAGCCTCCTCTAATAAGAATTGATTAAAGAACGTTTGCAGCTTGTCCTTAACCTCGCTCTTTTCCTTATCAAAGCCTGTTGCCTCATCTACCAATGCGATGATACCAACCCTAGCGAATGCACGCATGAGGATTTCGCATTGCTCGGCTATAATCTCTTGTCTAGGTGATAACGGAATGTTCTTACGTGCCTCCAAAAAAGCATCACAGATGTCCGCCAAAGCGGTTGCCTTATAACCATGAAGAACCTTTCCATTATCGTTACACACCAAAGGTGACAAGTGGTCCAGTTCTATGTATTTGGAAATAAAAGGGTTAAGAGATTTTTGATTTAAATATCTCACTAATCTGGTCCCGGCAGTTTGCTTACCATCTTCCGTATCTACCATCTTTAATGCTTCTTGCATACCACGACCAGATATTACCCTAGTTCCGTTGCCCAAAATATAACAAGGTATCTTGGTGCCATTCAAGTCAAGTTCTCCACGATATTTAACCATATTATCTTTATAGTACAGGTCTTCGACCTTAACACCTAGGATATTGGCTATCTTCTTCATGGTCTCCTTTGTTGAAGTGCCATTAACAATCTTGCTAACACCGACCTCCGTCATGCCTATCTTTTCAGCCAACGTTTTTTGAGACATTCCTATCTCTTGTAAAATTTCCTTTATTCTGTTCATAATATAAAAGTTTAATTATGCTTGCAAATATACAACATTTAGTTTAATAACCAAATATTCGTATTAAACTTTTATATTTATTTAAGAATATAAAGGGTATCACGTAATATGACACCCTTTATAGCTTTTACAATCTACTCATCTTATCTTTTAATTCGTGAATATCATTGAATGCTTGCAGCATAGGCTTATGCCATCGCTCTTGTCGCTCATCAATCGACTGTAAGTACATCAAGCTTTGTGCAAGGATAGTCCTACCCTCATCAACCGCTAACCAAATGTTACCTACATTACCCATAATAGTATTCACGCTAGCCGTTAATAAGCTACCCTCTGTACCACCATCACGAGCCGCAATAGCATCCAACTTGGTATTTATGAGCTTTGCTTCCTCGTACGTTCCCTCTGTGGCGATCTGCACCGCTGTGAAACGACCATTCAACTCTTCTCCTGTATCTTGGCTCATTGATTCAAAAGAACCGGAAGAAGCGGACTGCTCGTAAGATTGCTTGTAACCCGTAATATCAGCAATATTATCACGAATAGCCAAACCCTCTTGAACTATCTTATCATACTCTTCTTTAAGATTATTCAATTCGGTTGGCGTGAGCTGCCTTCCTCCATTCTCCTTCATCTTGTTTGCCCAGCTCTCATAAAGAGGCTTAAGCTTTTTATTCATAAGGTCTCCCAAAGCGAAGTTAAGCATCGACTGGTTGAGCATTGTAGTGAAGTCATTAGAAAAATCCTTTGCAGACTTACTCATATCCATAAGATTGTTTATGAAGTCACTCTTCATCGAATCAAAGGTTGTTTGAGTCAAATTCTCATTGATTTGCTCCGTCAACTCCTCTAGTTTTCCCGCCAGTTCTGTATATTGCTCCCAATATTCCGTCTTATCATACTTGCCTTGGTCGGTCATGTTCTTCCATACATCCGCATTATGTGTACGAATGTCAGCCATCTGCTCTGGAGTGAGCTTGTATATATCCTCCAAGGAATTGACCTTGTTTATCGAAGAATTAGTATAACCACCCCTTATCTTACTTTGCTCAGCCAAAGTCTTATTGATTGCCGCATAATCTTGTGCAGAAAGATTCCAATAATAAGCATTTGAATGGTGTGCCCCATGATACCCCATCTGTGTTTTGAGAATATCCATCGTTTGGGTGTTAACCTGTTTTTGAGCATCGTAAGCAGCATTATAGTTGCTGACGGCTGTATAACCGGAAGATTTGTCAATAGACTCTTTTAACTTATCAATGGAATACATCAATCTGTCATTGCTCTCGGTCAGCTCTTCTGTTTTCTTCGCAACTTCTGCACCATTACCTCCGCCAATACCGAACATCTTACCCAACGAGCTAATGGTTTTTATTCCATTCATAGCTGCGCCTATGTAGTTTCCGCTTGCAAAATCAGAAAAGGCTTGTGTTCCACTGTTCAATGCATCCATTCCATTATTTACAGCTTTACCAAAGCCTGTGTTTCCGAGACCTAACGCATCGACTAACCCAGGAAGGTCTTTCAGCTTCTCTTGGATTTTCCTCAAGCCCTCAGCCCATTCCTCTATAGTATCATGCAAGCTCTTCTTTGCAGCATCCTGCTTTACCTTGGCTTCTTCCTGTGCCTTTCCGACTTCCTTTGTAGCCTTTCCTACCTTAACCTCTGAAACCGCCAAATCATCAAAAAGCTTACGTAACTTCTCCGTTTGGCTTACACTGAGATTCTTGGTAGAACCCATAAGTTTGTCCTTATTGGCAGAAGTGATATTACTGGTATCTATGTTAACCCCAATTTCAGCAAACACGCCTTGGATTTTTCTCCTCTGGCTCATATTATCAGCCTTGGCATCAAACTCCCCCTTTCTAGCTTGTGCCAATCGGTCTTGCGCATCCTTCGCCTCATCAATAAGCCTACGGTGTTCACGGACTGCATCATTAACCAATCCCCATCTATCCTTCTGCTCGGAAATCGCATCATCAATCTTGTAGATTTGGTCAGATACGGTTTTCATGTCATCAATTTCCAACGTACCCGAACCAAGCAACTCCTTCATCTTCTTGCGAAGGTCTTCAAGATAAGGAATACTCAATCGGTTCATATCCTGAAAGACAACATCCCAATTGATAGAATCCTTGAAATCCGAAAAATTCAACTTCTTCAACTGGTCGTTCATCTCCATTTCAGCGTTCGCTGCACCAAAAGTATCTCCCTTTTCTCTTGCAAGGTCTATCTTGTCCGTGTATTCTTTTAGAATAGCATAACGTTGTTGTTCTAAGCTGCCGTATTGCTTCATGAAATCCAACATGTCCTTTATCTCCGCTTGCTGGATTTCCTTCAGCTTTAATTGCCTCTGTTTCTCAATCAAGGCAATTTGGTCTTCGGAGTTCTGTCCAATGGTCTTCCCAAGATGATTACCCTTGTCGTCAACCATTTGTGTGCCCAATACCTCTTTGCGGTATTCCGCATCGGACTTACCCTGTTTCCACATGTTGGCTTTACGACCTTTTCCCGAATTTACCCAAACGATCTGGTCTTTCTTCTTCTTTGCCTCAACGAGTTTGTCAATAGAATCCTCTATAGCCTTTTTCTCCTTGTCTGAAGACATATTAATTTGAGCAATCTCCTTTTCGGTCTCATTCTTAATCAATTCTGTTCTTCGCTTTGACAACTCATCACTGGCTTTCTCCGAATAGGATGAAATAGACTTGGAATAGTCTTCCTCAGCTTTCTTGCGTTCATACGCTCTTGCTAGTGGGTCATCCGTTGCACCTGTTTTCTTAGGTGTTGTTTTCTTAGGTGTAGCTTTCTTTGTCGTTTCCTTCGGCTTATTTGCATCGGCTTTTCTTTTCGCCTCTCTATCTTTCAGAATAGAACCAGCCATAGCGACATCAAGCCTATTGGCATTTTCGTCTCTTAGCTGATTTCCTTGCTTTGTCAGCAATTTACTTCCTTTATGATTAGTTCGGTATTGCTCTTGCCTATTTAAATCTGCCTTACGTCTATTAATCAAAGATTGCAACTGCTTATCCGTTAAAGATTTCATCCAACTTGGAATTTCTGTATCATCATAATGGATTTTCAAATTTAATCCATATTCCTGATTCCATATAGAAATAAGCTGGTCTGTTGAGGAAGTTAAGGCATCTATGCTTTGTTTATTTTGCTGAGCTACCCATTGTGACCTAGCCTGTGTATTATTCCAATCTACATTTTCAGCAGACGCCTTCATTATCGCATCCTCTGCGTTTTTATAACTTATCTTTAATTTTGCAAGATTACTCGTATGCTCCAATATCGAATGGTCAGTATTCTCTATAGTTGCTATATTGTAATGTTGTTTTTCTAAGAACGAATCAATAGGCGCAAATGTCTTTTTAACTGCATTTGTGTAAATATTAAAAGCATCTATATGCTCCTTGTAAGACAATGTGCTATCATCTACTCTTTGCTTCAACTTAGCCAGCCTATCTAAAACCTCATCTGTTGCTATGGAATTATACATCATTTGTATTGATGTTATATCTTCCTTATCTACATGTTGCCCACCTTGATACCAATGACCGGATAAGTCTTTGCTAAAATTGTCATCTTCTTTGTTTCTTGCTTCTGTATATTGGGAAGTGGCAGACATTAAAGCATTAGCCTTTTCTCTTTCAGCATTCTCCAATTGTAAGGTTGCAACAAATTCATCATGCTTTCCTTTAAGTGTTGTTAAATTGTCCTTTTCGGCATCACACTTAATCCCGAACTGCTCGTATGTTTGGATAAGTTCTTCTTTAGCTTTGTTGTAAGCATCAGTTCCTTCCTTAGAAGACCTCATTACGTTAAGCAAGCCATCAACTTTCGCCCTTGTGTTTTCAGCAGAATCTCCAAAATGCTTTGTGTCAACAGAAATATCTTCCTCTTCACCTCCGAACATTGCAACGGCACTAGCAAGCGTTGTTACCAATGTTATAATACCAGTAATCGGATTTGCAAGCATAGCAGCCCACATTCCCTTTAAAGCCATAGTTGTGGATTTTACCGCATTACTAAGCATTAATTCAGCAGTTGTCATTATTTTAACACTTGCGGTATGGATGGCATTTTTTACCGTTGAAGCAGCTGTAGCTAAAGTACTAGCCTTTTTCGTAGTCGTATTTGTAGCTTGACTAACAGAATTCAACTGCGTTTGTAGTGTTGCTTGTCTCTCTTGTAATTGCTCACGAATAAGCGCAGCTCCTCTTTGCTGACTTGCAATTGTCGAAACATTTGTTTGAGCAGTATTCACTTTCTTCGCAGCGGTGGCCAAACGTTCCTTTGCTTCTAGTGCATTCACGGCATTACCCTCTGCGTCAAAAGCTAAGTTTGCACCATCAGCGGTTTCCTCAACCAATTTTTGAGCCTCAGCAAAGGCATCTTGGGCATCTTGCAAATCATTCAAGGCTGCTGTATATTGTCTAGCTAACTCAATATCCCTATCATCAAGATTTGATATTTTCTCTGTGGTTGTTTTCAAATCTTCTTTAAGAGATTCTAGCTTTTGTTGACGAAGTTCCTCTGTCTTTCTTTTTTCTTCATCAAGCTCAATTTGGCTTTGTGCCGTTGCTTGTTGTTGAGTCTGTAAGAGTTCACGTTTCGTCTCTAGCTGGGAACGCATTTGTGCCGAAATAACGCCCTCTTGCTCGGCTGCATCTAACCTTGCCTTTACAAAGTCATCGGAAACAGATGTATCTCCAACAATACTTGCCAAGTCTTGTTGTTTATTTACTCGCTCTTGCTTTTTATCCTTACCCAGCGACTTGTAGTTAGAGTTTTCTAGGTCTTGCAAACGCTTGATTTCTGCGTCAATTCCCTTCATCATATCATCGGCTTTTTGAGCTTCCTCTGCTTTGCGAATAGAAGCAGCCGCCATTAATGATGCACGATAAGAACCAACAGCTACTGTAGCAACGCCAATAACTTTTATTACCTCTTGCCAATTCTCTACCATAGCAGAAATAATTGACAATCCACTAGAGAACACGCCCTCGGATTTTTTGCCGATTTCGTTAAACATCTGTTGGATAGAGTCGCCAATGTTACTCCACTGACCCTCCAATGTCTTTGATTGTTGCTCCATCAGGCCTCCGAAACGACCGCCAGCTTGCGTCATGTTGGCGATAGCTTCCTTGAAGATGTCTGATGTGACTTTTCCCTTAGAAACAGACTCTTGAACCTCAGTTGTATTTTGGTGTAAAATTTTACCCAACTCTTCTGCCAAAGGAACACCTCTGCCCATAAACTGACGCAAGTCCATTGTAAACATTCTTCCTTGCGAAACGGTCGTTCCGTAAAGATAAACAAGGTCTCCAAGCGGAATGTTCAAGCCCGAAGCAATGTCACCTAGCTGAACAAGAGTTTTATTAACATCTTTCGCTTCCGTTCCGTATGCCAAAAGTTGTTTTGCTCCGCTCGTAATACTGGACATGTCAAAAGGCGTATGAGCTGCCGTTTGGATAAGTTCATCCATCAATTGTTTAGACTTATCCGCACTACCAAGCATGGTATTGAAAGATATTTCAAGTTGTTGGAATTGAGAACGAGTATTAAAGATACTACCTGCCAGTTGCTCAAATCCTAAACCACCAAGTAATGTTGCCGAAAGCATGTGAGCATCACCCGTTACCCTTTGGAACAAGCTAGACATGCCCTCTCCGGCAGTTGGAGCGGACTTCATGCGTTCTATCATTTGGCTCATGCTATCGGTCAACATATTTGTTGCCTCTTTTGCCGGATTTGCTGAACCTGCATACAAAACATACTCATTCCGCATATTCTCCAAGGTCTGACGAGCACCGACAGCACCTCCTTCTAGGTTCTTCAGCTGCGCAGTTTGACCTGCCAAAGAACCTTTCAGATAGTCAATATTCTTCTGTAAAGAATCTATGGATGACTTATCCGTTGTAACTCCAAGAGTTAATCTCTTGTTAGTGATTTGCTGTTGGATTTTCTCTATTCGGTCTTTGGTAGCTTGCATTTGAAGTTCATAGCTATAAACTTCCCTTGCGGCTGCTTGCATCTTCTTGTTAAACTCAGAAGACATCACGTAAGCGGCTCTTGAAGCTGCTTGCGTTAAATCCTTTAAGCGATTACTTGCATCTGCATATTTTTCCGTCAAATCCGCAACAATAGCTGGGTCGGTTGACTTATTGGTCTTCAACAACTCAGCCCTCAACTTTTCGCACTCGGAACGAAGTTTCGTAACCTGCTCGAAATTCGCTTTGACATCGAATCTTAATTCTGCCATTTTTTTATAATTTTATTGGCAAAATTAATTAATAATCAAAGGAATAACGAAAGAATAAAGGCGTGCTATTTCACTAAAGATTTAAGTGCAAAGAATAAGGTCTAGATACGAAAAAGCCTTCCACATTCACATGCAGAAGGCTCTGAGTTCTTTATCTATTGTAACAATGAAGCCACACGCCTAAAAGGTAGCGGCTACCAAATCTTTTTTTATTTCATTCATACAATGTGCCAAACGTTCATAAGTTTTCTCGCCAGCTTGCTTTATGCCTTTACTATACTGACGCATCAATGAAGGATTGACACCTGCTCGTTTTGCAATCTCTGACACATTGAGGAAAGAGAAATAATTAAAGAAAGATTGCAAGTCATACTTGTATTCAAATTCAACGTCAGGAAACACTTCTCCATTCTCTTTTGCATCCACTTTTGCCAACGCCAAACAATCCATTAAATCTTGCTTCGCAGCGGCAACAGTTTCTCCACAAGAGTTTAAGCCAACCTTACCTATTCCATCTTCGGTATGACACCAAAAAGACCCATCCTTGGCTTGTTCTACAATAACTTTAATCTTCTTCATATATATATTCGTTTATCTTCTTAACAAAAAAAAAGAGTCCTTTAAGCAATGAAGAGAGAAAGGTGGGGATTACTCCCCAACCAATTCTCTTAGAATACTATGAGCGGTGCCTGTGGCGACCTCTCTAGCGTGTCTTGGCACGAATTGAGACTTTCCCGTTTTAGGATTAGTCCATTTTTCATGTCCCGAACCTTGTCGAGACAGGAAGCATCCCGCTTCTCTCAGTCTCTTAATCAATTCGCTTTTCTTCATTGTTACAAGAACTCTTTTGTCCTTAAGACATTGCAAAGATATAACTTTTTTGTTATATGACCAAATTTTATGGTAACATTTTTGCTATATTAACCACAATTAACCAAAAAAGCGAGCCATCCTTCGGGGTGGCTCGCTTTACTTCACTGTACTGTACCGCACAATACTTTACTATACCATATTTCCCAAGTAGAATTGAACAACCCTTTTTAGTCGCATACGTACTTGAAAAAACTCATTCTTCACATAATGTGGTAAGTTGCGAATTATGAGATTTTTGAACCATTTCTGATTACGTTTGCAAAGGTAAGCATAATTTCTGAAACACGCAAACTATTTAGCGTATTTCTTTATTCTTTTAAGCTTTATTTCCTTTTAGAAACTTATTTTTTTAAAATTACGCTTTATTTATATATCATTTCAAATAAACCCAATTTGTTGAAATGTTACTAAACGTATAACTTTGCTTTTTTGCCTTTTGCGGTTCTTTGTCAAAGTCAGCCGTAACAAACAAATGCGTTCCGTATAATTCCATATTCATTGCTTTTGTTCTCTCATCGCCATTATCTTCTTCCAATGGGGAAACTTTAGCCAATTCGCTATCAAAAGCATAAAGTTTAAAGAACAAGTCTCCTTTCTGTTTAGAATATTGCACCAATGCGCCATATGGCTTTTTTACAAGAACAATAGCATTATTCAACTCCCTGTATTCCTTACTACAGCTTTCTACGATTTTTTGCTGTTCTTCATTAGCATTTACACGCATCATTTCCAAATGCTTTCCTAATGAAACATATACACTATCCAAAATCTTATATGCGCCATACTTATCATAGAAGGCATATCGAGAAGAAACGGCATCTTCAAAACCGGAACAAGGAACGATTTCATTCTTTGCGTTCATAGCCTTTTTATTCATTATAGCAGAATTCCAATTGATAATAAAATCCGTTGCTATGAAATCCAAAGAATATATCAATCTATTACTATTGAAGCGATAATCAGACAACGCCTTCTTGTAATTAGCCATTTTTTCAGCCTTAACTTGACTGAAATGGTACATATAGCCACCAATGCCGCCACCTATCACAACGATAGCTACGATGATGGCAATTATCAATTTCTTCTTCATAACTTCAATATTTTACAATATGTTTATATTATTTCCTTATTTACCTCTTAGACCCACAAGCACTTTTATGTTAACATTCAACGACTTGTATTTTTATTACAGAAGTATTGTTATTTTACTTTTCGGCTTCATTGTACTCATAATCCCAGAGGAACAACTTGCCTTTGACGTTTCTAATCGGCTCATCGAACAATTTAGCATTCTTCAAGAACCAGTGATACTGAAAATCTTCAGCAAACGCATCCGGATAAGCCTCATGGAATTGAATATCATCCAACTCTACGCTGCCGATAATGGCTGACGTTGGCAAGTCTTTGAAGTCTGGAATAACAATACCATGCTCTTGGCAATATTTCTTCATTGCGCTCTCCTGCCATCCGTCAAGTTTTTCGGGTTTGGCTTGGCTTGCATGAATAAGGAAACGACCACGGAACTTTCTATTCCATGTTCTGTTTTCAATGGTCTTGCAGCCGATAGCGATTAACCAGGCATACGGCTGGCGAACTGATAATACTTTCATAAGCTCATTGTTTTGTTGTTTACATTCGCAAAGGTAATAAAAACCTTTGAGAAATGCAAGAAAACTCTAATTTATTTTCATATTTTCTAAAAATAATCTTGAAATAGCTTGCATCCTAAAGGCGGTAAGAGGTTAGATCCTCTTCCGCCTTTTCTTTCTGATTCTGTCCCAATCCGGTTTAAGTACATCCATCGTGCCGACCATCGCCTTGTACTTGTCTCCAAGTTCACCCTCGTTCATAGATGAACGGAAAGTGTACATCTTGTATCGTTCATGCTCAGGAACATATAATCCCACCATCAAGGAACGGATTCCATCCACCTCCTGCTCCGGTGCTATCAATACAAGCCCCTCGTTCATGCTTTCCAACTTGAAAATCTTTGAGGTGACAACCTCATAATAATCTAGTACATTCATATTCTTGTCTTCTATAATTAGTTTGTACGTTCAAGCACTTCAATATACTGGATAGAGCTACAATCAATATATTTACGTGTAAACACTACTGTACTTCCACTCCCAATCATAAGTGTTCTGTTCTTTGTATTGCAATTGAAAGAGGTTTCACCACCAACACTATTGAAGTCGAAACTTATCTTTGCCCCACTTACCAAGTTGATAGTTCCACTAAGACCTTTGTCCTCGGCTTCGCCCAATATCACATTCACATGACCTGCATCCATATTCTTATCTAATCAATTATTATAAACCTTCTTTGCTAAATATGCGAATGATGGAATCGCTATCAATGTAGTCTCTACTTCCATCCGTATCAATTATTGTCACAAGATGTCCCTCCTCGTCTAAGATAATATCATCTGTTATAGTAAACTTCTTTATATGCTTACTGAAGTTTACATGAGATACCTGTCCATTTGCAAGTGTAATCGTCACAAGGCAACCACACTCCTTCGCATCTTCTAAAATATTTTTAACAACATCAATCTTCATAGCTTTATTATTTTAATTCTTGTTCTACGATGTCGAAATTATCCCACGTTTCTCCTTCGCTGTCTGAGATATGGAAGAAAGAATCTGAGATATTGCATAGATAATCATCGCAATTCAAAACTCGCTTGTAATTCTCCAAAGTGTTCATCCCTTTGTGTCTTATCGCTTTTCTTGCCTTATCTATGGTAGAGAAGACTTCTGCGTCAACCTCCACTGCTTCACCCAATCCATGTTGGTATGAAGATATTACTACATATAGTTTCATAGCTTAAACCTCCTAATTCCTTACGCAACCTTAAATAACGTTTCTTTGTCAATCTCAATCCACTGAGCACCATCCTTACGGAAGAAGATTTCACTCTTGATATGCTCACCATCCACATCAATACTATTACCCTTGCAGACAAATGTGTGGTACTTTGCCAAAGGTACAAGAAGATACATTTTGCCCTCTCTTTTGCGTTCTACAAGCGTTTTGTCCGTCCCAAGGATAATTGATACCCTTTCGTCCTTATCGTCCTTTAAAACGCCTATTTTGTCTGTGTGCTCGATATAGAGCACATTCAAGAAATTCTCATCCATTTTCTTACTCCTCCCATCGAAAAGCGTTAGTGTCTTTTACAACCTTCTTGCTGTCTTCGTCCCACATATAACCATCCGTAAACCATTTAGGGGCTTTACCATTGATTACACGTTTCGCCTCGGCTATGCTAGCATAGTCCGGTTCAACTACATTATCAATGCGAACGAATACCTGACCGAATACGTCCTCCACCTTGGTAATATGATGCCCTTTGTAGAACACTTCTTTCAAACACTTAGCAATTGTCTCCATATCTTATACTCTATTTCTGATTAAAACCAAATTGTAGCATCACACCATGTGAAAATATCCCAATGATGAATGTTATCATATATCACTTCTAAGTTGTTCTCTTTTACAAACTTCACAAACATATCGTAAACCTCACCATTTACGAACATATCCATAAAGCCATCTTGAACATTATATGGTTTTACTTGTACACCAATGTTCTTCAACTCACTAACAATCTCAGAATGTAACATATTCGATTTTAATTTAAAAGTCCTAAACTAAAGGGGTGATTAAATAGGCTCACCCCTATTAAAGCCTCGCCAAACACCTTAGAACGTGTAAATATCTTTATGCAACTCGCAAGAAGTTGTAAGCCTTGAATTGTCTCCAAGCACCCTTTTTTTCATCCCAATAGCGGATGCAATCTCTTGATGCTGCATGCCCTGTGCCATTTGGAGTATAGTCAATGTGGCTCTGAAGGAGAGTACCAAAGGCTTGTCTTACCTCACCATTCATCTTCATAAAGAAGAACTCTACTACCTTGGTCTTCATTGCTGCCTCAAGCTTTACGACCTGCCAAGCCTGTTTCAAGCACTCAACCCAAGACATTGAACTTGATTTCAACTGATAGGCTCTATGTGCCAACTGCATTACCTTTCTCATCTTGTTCTTAATTGAAGTTGTCATATCCTCAAACCGTTTTACGAGTGCCGACTCGGCTGCATAACAGCAATTAATAGTTAAACTTTAAAGCCTTTATCTCTTAAAGACATTGCAAAGATAGTAGTTTTTTCTAATACTACCAAATGTTTCTATAAGTATTTTCTAATATTAACACTTATTTAACATATATAAGGTTTTTCTAAACATTTATTTGCTATTTATTAGCCGTTTCTAATATTTAACTCTTTTTCTTTGGTAGTATAAAAGAAATAAGCTATCTTTGCAGCAAAATAAATATTAGTATTCACTTATATATAATAAGGTATGGACTTAAAGAAAATAATTAGAAGTCATGGACAAACCATTTCATCTGTAGCCGAAAAGTTAGGTATAACCCAATCGGCATTATCACAACAAATCAATAATGGTTCTATCTCGTTTGCAAAAGTAGAGCAAATAGCCAATATTTGTGGTTGTTCGCCATCTAGTTTTCTTGCGATTGATGGTGAAACCTTATCACATCCGGCTATCATCTGCCCTCATTGTGGCAAGCCTATCGAGCTGGAGATTAAGGCAAAGGAGGGGAAATGATATTCCTCTCCCTTTACCTAGAAATTCAACGAAGGCATATTACCATTTCCGAAAAGCAGTCTGAATGTCTCCTTTCCCTTTGGTGTGATTAGTGTTCTTGTACCTACAACTTTGTCGTTTCCCCAGTCTTTCACCTTAAACAAGTCACCATTGTATTGCGAATATGGCTTAATGTGATTCTGTTTATCACGATAGACGTATTTCTTCTTAATCAAGGTTTTGATGAACAGATTCTGCTTCATACCAATCTCCTTTGCTGTATCTCGGAAGTTCGTAAGCAAGCCTTTGTCAACTAAGTTGTCAAAGTATTCTGCCTTTGGCTGCATTTCCTTGTTCTTTTCCTCAATGGCTTTCTTCTCTTCCTGCTCCATTATCCAACGCTTCGCTCTCTCAATTGGGTCTTCAATCTGATAAGAATGTATGATGCCTTGTGCTACACAATGAAAGACCTTGCGGTACACTTCAAACACCGGACGAACCTTGCGAGCAACAAAATATTCCAAACAAGCGGAGGTGAGGTGATAGCTAACCTCTTTGTAACCACCTGTTGCAGTTTTGCCATTTTTGGCAATACTGATAAAATCCACATTCTCAATGAAGTTGGTCTTCAATGCACGCACTGCCTTTCCTTTCTCTGCATAGCAAAGTTGCCAAACTTCATCAAGATTTACCGGATATTCCTTTCTCTGCTTATCTAATTCCAAAACTCCACGAAAGTAACTCTCCAAATCAGATGAAGAACTTTCTTTTGTTAAAACAATCTTACTTTCCATTTGTTTCTTCTTTTCAGTTTTTAACGTGTGTCTCACGCTCTTAAACTTTGCTAATCTTTAAGTTTCTCAATTATATAGCCACGACCTGTATAGGTGCAAGACAAGCCGATATACACTAGCTGATGTAAAAGCCACAATTCTTCAGTGAACGGCAATCTATCACACTTCACAAACTCATCTTCATCCTCAAAATCGGATGCCTTTTCCAATATTTCTTCCTTTGTCATTGCTTATATTGTTTATTCTAAAATCTATCAAACACACCATCCACAACGCCCAACGCCCAACTCACATTCTAGTTCATTACAGATGTCATAATATTCTTTATCCGTTATATTATAGCGGTTTAGTACTTCCTTTGTTGGAGGTTTTGAATCAAAGTGCATATCGGCACAAGCATAAGGCTCTGCGTCTTCATGATGATGGTCATATGTATCACCAAAATCATTTTGTTCAGCATCCTTTCCATTAATGGTGAATACCTCTGTACGGCAAGGTAACGCATGATGCGTTTTTATCTTTAATTCCATATCTTAATATATTTAAACTACTATTCAAAACTAAAAATTATACAATGCTCTCTTAAGTTTAATCCTAAGTTCTTCCATCATTTGCGACACTTTATCATAAGAATCGTAATATCGCCCGTAATTATTGTAATTAGACCTATTTACGCAATGTAGCCCGACAATAAGCAAATCCAGCTCATCATCAGTCAAGGAAACTTTTTTCCTAAGCTTACTTCTTTTGATTAAAATACTTTTCCAACTCTCGAAGAATGAACAGCCCTCCTATCTTGAAAGACTGCTCTATCACCTTTCGATGTTCCTTAAATTCTTTTTGGCTTCTTGAAAAACGAAACGCCTCGTTCTCTAATACAAGTACAAACTTATTAAATTCAGCATCGGTCATTTGCCATCACCTCCTTCCTTTGGAAGTAAATCTTCAGCATAAAGCCATTGAGTAATTTGCAGACATCTAACTAGTATTTCCCAACTACAATCTATGTATTCTGTTCCGAATCCATTATTGTTAGTGGTTTTAAACATGATGTAACTATGACGCTTTGGCTCTTCACTAGCAGGATGCCACAAATCCTTTAAAAATTCTTCTTGCATCCATTTAGCGCAATCCACAAAACCTTCTTTATAGCAAGCTTGCCAATATTCGGAAATAAAGGCTCCCTCCGCATGTTGCTTTGCAACTTCTTCTATTTTCTTATCATTTAACATATCTAACCCTCCACATTATTTGTAGTTCCAAGCAAGTGTTCATTGCCATCGTAAGGAATACATTGAATCCAAGGGATACCATTATCGCATCTATAGTAGAGTTCATCTTTATAACCAAACAAACTTACTTCCCATATATCATCTTCATTATCTCTAACCAACACCTTATCAAAAGGTTTAAGCTCGACTTTTTTCTTCAAGTCCACAAGCATTTTTTTGTCAGCATCCCAAGCCTTGTTTTCCTTTTTTAGAGCTGAAAAGAGTTGTTGTTTCTCTTCATCTGTAGCAAGATGAGATATAGATTTCTCATTTTCATCTATTTTTGTACCATAGGTTAAAACCCTGTGAAAATAATCAAAATACACATAGACATCTGTACCCCCTTTGAAGATTAAAATTGCATGATAATGTTCTTCATCTTCTTGGATGCTAAGTATATCCCCATCCTTGAACTCGGGCTGCTTCTCGACCTCCAGAGTCTCACGATTGAGTTTGCCACCCAGTATTTCCTCTATAGTATTGATGTAGGTCTGAGCAGCATCACCTTTCTCAATATCGAAGTCTTGTGTCATAGCAATATTACGTGTATGAACATAAGAATATCCAGCTTTAGTTGCTTGATAGTTCAGCTTACCTGTGAAAGTTGTATATGTATCATCGTTAAACTTATCAAAGATAATATGTGAGTTAACATCTTTACAAACCAACACATCACCCCTCTTCCACGAGAACTTAGACCAGTCTGCCATTTCCTTAGAAGGTTGCAATACACATTGACCTGCTTTAAAGAATTTGCCATCGTACCAAAATCTATGTTGGTTACTTGAATTGAGTTCTTTAACCACAATAGATTTCTTTTTACGTACATCAAGAACTTCTTTAAGCTCTACTGCTCCACATATTGAGGAATACAACTTAGTACCCTTCGGCTTATCCTTTAGGATTTCCGCTACATTAATCTTATTTCCCATATCTGACTTTTTTATATTCATTTATTCTTCGCTAAAATATTTTTTAACAAACGCTTGTTCAGTGAGCCATTTTCCTAACCCTACTCTAAAGTAACGTTTTGGCTTGCCTTTCGCAAACCCATATTCGTCACGAGGTGTATTAACACTCATATGTATCTTCGGAACATGATTCACCGATACGTATGCGGTTATGTATTCATCCGAGAATGCCAAATGCTGAACTTCACGGAACTTTACACTATTAAAGAACATTTCCTTCATAAGCCTTAGTCCTTATAGATTGCATCAAGAATGCTTCTGAAATTCGGATTATCAATAACGGCTTGGGTATCTTCTTTGTTCTTGAAGTAAATTGCTCCTTCGTTATAATTACTACTAGAAGTAATACCATATTCACTGGTTCGCATGATATTATGCTTATAGTCTTGAGAATTCCAGTCCGGTTTCCAATCTCCATTATAACACTTAGCTATATCCATTAACTTATCCAATGCATCAATTTTATCTACATTACTATTAGTAACATTAGCAACGACAGGACTAAGACCACGGCCTATTAAAGTAGATATAACATCCTCATAGCTGAAGGGTCTCTTCTTGAATGCTATAATGCCCGCTTTCAAGTCACTTTTTTCAATATCCACTTCCATTCCTTTAGGAATATCTATGATTAACTTATTATCTAGCATTTTCATTTTTCTTATGTTTCATTTCCAAAATATATTTTTTATTCACAACCAACTCGAAGAACTTATATTTAGCATGCATATAGTTGCGACCTAAATCAACTCCACCGACAAATTCTTCTCTATACCAAGAGATTGCCGTATATTTTACAATATCATGCTCTTCCGGATGATTCACACGACCATTCCACACATCTGTGCGAACCAAATCGCAATGTCCATCAGGTAATTTGGCACGTATCATTCTTGTGTTCTCCGCATCAATATAGACGTTTTTGTATTCCAAATCTACGCCTAAAATTTCCTGATTAAGCTTTGCTACATCCATATCTTTTCAATCTTAAAACACTACGTTGAAGATCCCTCGGTTTGAACGGATTCTTCTCCAGTATTTTATTCACATCATTTCGCATCTTGCGACTTTTCCACTTCTTTGTAAGACGCATAGCCTTTAACAAACGATGGTCTCCGGCTAGCTTTCCAGCATCCTTCTTGCCACAATAATAGCCTTGCCTATAAGCCCAATATCGGGTTTTATAGACTTGCTTCATTATCTTCTTAGCTAGTCTAATCTTCATAAGCTTTTACCTGTTAAGTATTCTAACCAATCTGAAAAACGCATAAACCATTTTGGCAGAGGTGCAGCTCTACCAACATACGAGCTTAGTGGAATAATAACAAATCCTGTTATTTTAATATATAGGCAAGCTATAATACACAAAGCTACATAAGGGATTGAGAAAATCACAGCCAATACAAGTACTGAATAAAATAATATTTTCTTCATTCTTTACCTTCCTTTCTGTCGAACTTGTTGCCAACAACTTTGAATTTGAATACTGATAATATAGAGCCTAAGAAATTCAATAAATACCCACCACCTACAGAATTTTTAATAATGAAACAGCCATTCTCATCCCAAACAACCTCATAGGTTGCTTTTGCTTCTTGGTTTTGCAGAAGGTCGTGTTCCCAAATTTCATTACCCTTGCAGTCTTTCAGACCTGTAAACTGACAGATGGTAGAGGGGTCAATTGGTGATGTCAGCCGTTTCTCAAAGTCTGTCATCCAGACGTTATCTGAATCTTTGTGATGAACCAAGTCACCTTTTATCCATTTCCCATCCAATGTCTTCTTTGCCTTGAATTTTATGTTTTCTATTTTCATAAGCTATTTCTTTTAATCGAATTTATTGCCAATAACGACCATATCTTCAGAAGAGTAATGAACTAAGAGACCTTGCCCAAAGCAGAAAGCTTTACTATCCCAATTAATATTGCCTATTCTTTCCGCATTGTTATCTTTGTACATAACTATATCCCCCTCATAGATAGGTGTTCCATTCTTGTCTGTCAGTCCTGTGAACATACAGACTGTTGAAGGGTTAACCTGATGTGCCTCGTTTCTATTAAGCATTGATTCACTCTGCCTATCCTCGATGATGTAAGTGTTACCACATTCAGCATAGAAGTAACCTTCAACCCATCCTTTACCATCAAGACGTTTAGCCTTGAACTTGATATTTTCTATTTTCATATTTATATGTTTATATAAAGTCTAAATAGACCGTTGTTTTTACTTTATTAACTTTGTTATTGTTATTGTTATTAAAATAATCACTACCTTTGCAGCGCAAATTAGAAACGAGGTAAACAGCCTCCTGGCGAAATCGCCAATAATAAAAGTCTCCTAGCCATCCGCTCGAAAGACATTTTCCCCAGTCCAGTGCTGGGGTTTTTCTTTGTATGGCGGCTCCATGCAAGGTGCTCAAAGCAATTCCGCTTTTGAGTATAATGCCAGAAAGGAGGTTGTTGCCTCATATGTTTTCTAATTTGCAAAAGAAAGAGAGTGGTACTGAAGTTTTCTGTTGGTCTCGTCGCAGAAAGGATGGTACTATTGAGTACGCTCATGGTAAACCATTCCACTTCTTTATCAACAAGTAAATCGTAAGCTTACGTTTTAACTCTTTCGGGGAGGTGCTCACTGGAGACACCTCCTTTTTTATTTCAATTCTACTGGCTCATCGCTCCAAGACAATTCTCTTCCGATGAGTTTCCTGATAGTACCTTGCGGTATTTCTATGCATTTGCAAGAACCATAATCGTCTCTCCAGCTATATGCAGATCTGTGAGGCTCTGTTTCAAATATAAGTTCTGTACCAAAACTATTAACACATACCCAAGCCATAACTATTCCTCAACTTTTAATACCAAATGGAGTGCCGTCTGCAAAGGTGTTGTCTTGGTAGCTGTTTTTTGATGCCAGCGAGATGGAGCTACCATCGGGATCTGCCAAGCCTACATAGTAGTCATCAACATAAACGATATTGAAATAACCTTCTTTGCATTTTATCCACCCGAAAGGCTGATGTTTGAGCATTTCAGCCCAACACTCTTCTGCGTTGGCAAAAGGGCGGTACTTTGGTTCTGGCTTAATGCGATACTCTGTATTATTCCAGTACTCAATCTCCTTCATTTCCGTCCATTCGTTCGGAGTATCCTTTCTTTTTAAAACACTTGGGCCAGTTCTAGTCTCTATTACTTTACCCTCTGCATAAGCTTGCAATATAGGTAAAAGCTTTTTAACTTCTTCTCTTGTCATACTCAATCATCCAAATCCATTAATTTCCCCCTAGCATATTCTTCTGCCACACTAGGTGCGTTTAGTGCATGCATAGCCAAAAGATAACCTTCGCTAGACGTTATATATTTCCCAAAAGCATCACGGTAATCTATATCTTCCTTAATGCTTTGTATTACAGATTCTTTACTCATTGTTTATCCTCCTTTTTTTCTGTTTCTTTCTATGTGCTTTAATTGCGCAATACTTATGTTGCCATATCGTTTATACATACCTTTGAGATATGCAATATAGACAGCTAATGTTATTTTATCTGCGTTCATATTCTCTTCTTTTTACCACCTGCGAATGCTTGTGTCATGTTTATCGCAGATTTAATATCTTCGTACCTGACACCACAAACTGTTGCCACATCTTTAATTGCCTCATCCATTTTGAATTGCCTTGCCAAAAACTGATTATTCTTTATCAAGTTAACGATTTCTTCTTTCGTATGAATGCCTTTCCAAAACAGTTCGGTATGACTACCACCTCTGTCGTCATCTACAGAGAACGGAACACCATAATTTGTATAAACATCTCCGTGATGTTTGATGAGATGGCGACCAGGATTCTTTCGGATATTATTTATCCAAGCATCACTGTCGCACTCACACCATATCTTATATTCTGTCTCTGTCAGCGTTTTATCAATGCCAATAGGACAATGCCCAGAACACCCATTTGTTCCAAAGTAAATAATCTCTGCCATATTCTCTTCTTTTTTACCCTCCTTAATAATTGATAATTTTCTGGGTTTTGCGAACCTTGGCAAAGAAATCAGTGATTTCTTGTGAATTTGCTTCTCTACAGAACCCTTCCTTCATCCAGTTACCAATACCATTGGATTTCTGAATCATTCCGTCAGAATCCTCACCAATTATCACACCATATCCATCAGCATTGATAAAGCCATCATGGATAAACACTTTGCCGCGAATATCTACTAAGATAGTTCCTGCTTTATATTCACTTAATCTCATATTCTTTTCGTTTTTACCCTCTCCTGTAAAAAGGAGAGGGTGGTTAGTTACTCTGTTACTTCCTCGTAAGTCTTAGCGAAAATATCAGGCTTACAAGGATAGAACTCTCCGTTTACACCTTTGATGATATAGTCACCAATGGATGCTTCCATATCTCCCTCTAAGGTATGAATTACAAGGGTAGTTTCTTTGTTTTCAACGGTTCCACCCATAAAATTGTCAATCTCAGACAAATTCTTGCCTGTCCACTGAATAGCCTCAATAATAACAGGCTTCTTTCTGTACTTTTTATTCATATTAACTACTTTTATATCCTTTGCAGGATGGTTAATCAATCTTCTTGATGCTACCAACTTCCATACTCAATAGAACAAACTCTCTATTGGAGCGAGTGCCATCTTTCTTAGCAGGATTGATTCTTACCTCAATCTCGCCAGTATAGCCTCTACGATTTTGTTTTGGAACAATTCTTGTAATCCAACAAACATCACATCTAGAGCAGCTCACTTTATCGTGTACCTTGTATGGAAGGCTCTCTATATAATCATTTACGCAAGAATAAATCTCAACGTTAGCATCATTGATGATACTTTGTTGCTTTGCAACCTTTGCTTCTAATTCTTCTTTTGTCATATCTTTAAAATTTATGCCCGAAAGCGTTAGTTAGTTACTCAACTTCTGCTGACTTCCAGTCTGGGTAGCCGCCCAAGTCCTTTTCTTGCCCACAATTCATTTCAAGCCAGTCTTGCAGACAATCTTTAACTACTTCTCTGTCCTCTGAATCATCATTAGATTCAATAACAACCGTAAACTTATGTTTCATACTAATATCTATTTATGCCATAAGGCAGTTAAACATTAAGTTGCGCTCTTATCAGCTTCACTCTTAAAGTTTCTTTCATCTCTTTGGCTTCACTCCAAGGTGTACATGTTCTACGATAAACGTTATAGTCACGTTCATCAATACAATGTAAGCCTGTTATGAGTAATTCCAGCTCCTCGTCTGATAATACAATATTTTTGTCCATACCTACACCTCCATTTCGTGATTAATACCAAGACCGAAGAGAAGGTGCTGGAGTTCATGAACATACTTAATGTATGCAATTTGTGTACATACATTGTTGTCAGTAAACGGATATACATCAAACTCGTCACCGATACCTTTTTCTATGTAGATAGGAAAATATCCATATTCTTCAATATCGGGCTTTGTATATACCCAATGCCTATTCTTTACTCCTCTACTCATCACTTCTTTCACCCACCCATTCTTTTCTAGAATCTCTGGAGTAATAGGAACTCCTGATAATTCTAGTTGGTGTACTGGATGGCTTATATACGATAGCTCATAATTATTTAACCCAAGTGCATCCATAATTGTATGTATTCCGTTATCATACACAACAATATCACCTTTAATATATTCTTGTTCCATACACTTTACTTTTTACGATGATTATACTTTTTGATAGCATCTTTCTTAGAAGCTGCCATAATCTTAACACCTTTGATAGTGAACTCATGTTGCGCCTTTGGCTGACACTTCTGTTTGTCGGATGGAATGTTGCCGCTTGGTGCGTCAAGTCTAGGGCTTGTGCTTCCAAAAATATCACCTTGCGCATAAGCTGCCGTAGCAGCCATTACCAATGCCATTCTCATTAAATTTCTACTCATACGCTTTACTCCTTAACTTCTTTAAATATTATACTCTTGCCATCTGAACGGTCTTCAGGCTGACACTGAAATCCATCTGCCCAATCATTTCTAGTCGGGTTATAACACGTACCATCAATACTAAAGAAACAACCATCACATTCTTTATGTTCAACCACTTCAAGAGTAATGGTTACTCTTTCTCCAACTTTAAGCTCTTTCATACGCCTAGTCTTTTATATCTTTAATATAGCACCACTTTGTGATATTGTTTCTCTTTACATAATCTTTCCAATAAACAAAAGAGTAAAGATAATCAGCTTCGTACTTAAGACCTCCATCGTCTCCATCATACCATTCTGTAAGAATCCATTCTTCGTAGTTTGGAGCATCTTTTGCAGAGTACCATTTAGTCATTATTCACCTCCTTCATTTGTAAGTAAATCACTAATATAGAGCCAGCTAATAATATCATAATTAGTTCCAATATATTTAAAATCGTAATCATACCAACCAAAATCGTGAAATGATGATTGTTCAATTCTTTCTTCATCTTGAAACATCCCATGATTAGGATGATAAACAACTCTTACCAAACATGTTCTATTTTTATCAGGCATTTCGCTAGCAGGATGCCACAAATCTTTCAATAGCTCTTCCTTAGTTAATCTCTTTTCCATTTTTCAATCTCCTTCACATAAAGTTTCGTTAACCTCGTCATTGTATGTGTGAGTAACCGGATTGTACTCGGAATGGGTCGCATCTACCCTACCTTTCCGGTTAGTGAAATAGATAGCATTTCCTTGGTCATAAAACCTGTATACTGTTATACTATCCACGACAAACAACTTCTCAACATTGAATCTGTCAACCGAATCCGAGATTTGGACTCTTGTACCCTTACCTTTGCAACCTACCAAGATAGCGGCAACGGCAATTATCATAAATACCTTTTTCATATCAACTTCTTTTCTTCTTGACGAATCCGTCATTCATCGTAACCTAATATACTAAAGAACTCATCCATTTTTGGATTTAGATTGTTTGCCATTAACATACATGCCGGAACAGAGCGACCGATGTTGCACTCTAGCTTCAACGCATGTATCATTACTGAAGCTTGATGGCTTGAAATCTTAGCCCTATCCAATCTTGAAAGTATTTCGCTCTGCGAATCCGCATTACGAAACACTTTCTTGATAAGACTTTCAATGTACTTACGCTGCTTGTCCGTCATTGCTCTTATTGCGCTCAAGAGACTCAACCAAAGCCTTAAGACCATTGAACGAGGCATTCATCAACTCCTTGCTATCGGATGAATCAAAATACCAATTGCCAATTATCTTACTGTTGTTTTCGGCAAACATCGTAATACTCGTATGAGTATTTGAAGACGACATCTGAATAGACTCCTTTGTTCTACCCATGAGGCTAGCAATCTTTGCCAACACCTCTACATAAGCATTATTCTTTTCCATATCTACTTTATATTAAATAATCAAGTTCAAAATTATCTACAAAATCACTAGTCCATTTCAAATCTGGAAACTTTAACCTAGCAATAGGATTGAAAGCAATCTCCGGATGGTCAAACTCAAAGAGATAGTCACTGCGTCCATTGTCATTGCCATCAATATGATGATAGCCTATGATTTTCTTACCCTTGGAAAATCCAAGCACATTAGCAAGATATTCATTGATTTCGTCAACTTCGCCTTCATCATTAATAATCAAGGCAACCATAACACAAGAGTTGCTATCGTTGAAATTAGCCAACTCGCTGAATGAGATAGAATTATTTTTCATAACTAATCCTCAAAGTTAAAGAATCACACAATCACAACCTTTGATGTTGCGAGTCTTTGCCTCGTTGATAACATTGTCAAGCAGCTCATTCGAGAAGAGGATAGCTTCGTCTCTTCTACGAACCAAGATAAAGTACATGCCGTCCTTTACGTAATCAATATAATACTTTGATTGTTTCATTTCTAACTTACAGTTGTTATGGTGTGTCTCACCTTTTTAATTAGTAACCTTGTTTCTTAATTACATTGCAAAGATACAAAGAATATTCGAAATATGCAAGTTATTTAATGTGTTTCTTTTATTATTTAACACTCTATAATAATATGAGTAAATAATTTGCTGACGTTAACACAAAAATCCCCACCACTACATTATTATATATAGTGATGGGGCAAACATTTAAAACAAAATAGCATTATGGATTTCTACTATTACTATCATATCAAATCATCCACATAAGCCCATTTATAGATGGCGTTTGACTTCGTGAACTTCTTCCACCATTCCTCACCTAAGAAATTCAGATGCTTGAAACGCTTGCGAACCTTGGTCAGACCGACAATGCGTCTGTTGTGCTCAGGTAATTCTTCTACCGGATGCCAAGCACTATCCTTTTGGCATTTTATTCCCAACTCCAAGGCTTGCTTGGCTATCTGCCTTGCACCTTGACTAAAGTCTATCTTATCAATCAACAATTCTAAGTCCATAATCAAATAACTTTTATGTTAACTTTGTCTTCAAAAAACGCTTCTAGCACTTCCTTGGCTTTTGCATCCGCTTCATCCAAGTCTTTGCATATGACTACTTGAACCCCATAACCTATAGGGTTACGCAATTCATAACTACCATCAGCCTTAACCAACCGGAGAAAAATATCTCCACCTTTGAAGCGGTACGAATATCCTTCAGTTGCTTCGTTTCACTGTCTAACTATGTTCCTCACCGCCATAATATCTTTGCACTTTTAGCAATGTCGCACTAGCACCCTCAATGTAGGCTGCGATAATGACATTTCTATATAGCTCACTATTTTCCTTATCAATTCCTACCAAACCTTCTGTCGATTTCAAAGGCTCAATTGTAAATTTATAAGCCTCCTCTACTATCCAGCTAGGAACTCCATTTGAAATCAAATTCTCACAATACTCATTCATAATTTAACCTTTTAAAATTAGTGGATGACAAGGGATTTAAACCCTTGTTGGTGTCAATACCTCCCCAGTGACCTGGTACACGGAATGTTTAATCAGAAAATCCGCTCCAAGTTTGCGAGGGTCGCATTGCTTTCAGTTGCCAATGCCACTCATCCGTTTGTCAGCGACAGATGCGAATTTGAAGACTATGCACCATTCCCAACCTTGCCCAAGGGTTTCTGTCGCTGACTTATGGGCTTGTGCCAATGGCTGTCGGCAAATTTTAAGTGTTCACATCTTACGATGCGGTATTAACTATCTCCCTGTCCAAGGGAACAACCATTAGCGATAGGCTATTTGTAGTTATGGAAACTTCCAAATAAAGCCGTGCGACTCCTAAGTTTACAATCCCGCCCCCACGCTGGGCATCACACGGCTTTGAGACGTGGGTATTTGGTAGATTATGGCTTTCCTACCTTATCTTTCTTATATCATTCCGCTGCCATCCTGCCGCCCAATCTACCGGAGCTGCATTACAGCAGTGAAAAGATGTATTCACATTATACAAGGCAGCTCTTAACTCATCCAATTCTTCTGCCGTAAACGGACAATCCTTGTTTACTCGCCTTGTCATAATTTCACTACCTTATAGCCAAGCCGACTTGCAAGATCAAGAAATACGTTAAAGTCTTCCTGTGCAAGTTCTGTTCCTGATACCACTCCATTCTCTATAGTGAAGTAACGCTTTGTATTGTAAAGCGTATCCTCCAAGCAATAAGTTTCTTTCATTTCTTCTTTCTAATCAATAGTAAACAACCTTTCGACTGGTCTCTTTGTGATATTCGGGTTAAGAGAGTTTGTTACTTCCTTTTCCCAAACACATCTGAACTCCTGTGGCATCTGATACTCGCTGATAAAGACCTTATGTCCTCTTCTAGCCATTTCCATGCACCAAATATAGAAACTTTCATAATCGAAGTTCTTTGATACATCGTACTTTTTCGTAGCTTTGTAAGGTATATCGCAATACACTATACTCCTCTCCGGTATCACAAGTTCATCATAACTGCCGCTATAGAACTCAACACCTTTAATGAGAGGCACATCACGCATAGTGTTTTCAATCTGCTCCCTTATGTAATCTCTTGCCTTTCCGTTCTTGCCGACAACATTATGTCCGCTATAGCCACCATCAAAGAAGCGACCATTAAAGCTTGCCATGAAGCCAATTAGTCCGACACCTGCTTCTGTGAAGAAATTATTCTTTCCATGATAGCAGTCTCGTGCCTTGTCATACGTCTCCTTGCTAATATGACTGAAGACAAATCCTCCATCCTGAAGATGCTTCCACATTTCGATAAGATACTTATTCTTATCGTTGGCAATCCTGCGATACGTGTCCGGAACGTTCTCAATAACACTACAGCCACCACAAAAAGCATCTACAAACGTATCATGTTCCTTGTCCAGCATAATCGGCAATATCTCATGCACGATTCTAGCCTTACTACCCATGTACTTCATCCTATCAACTTCTTTATCATTTTAACACCTCGGTTGCCAAACTTTCGCTCGATAACCTCATTGTAACTAACTCCATCAATGGAACACTCATCTGGATAGCGTTCTTCAAGCCAATCCGTAAACTTCAGTAAGTTGAAGACCAACTCTTTTCTCGCTAAAAGGAACCGCATATCTATGAACTTTCCAAAGCTTTCCCCAAAGATTCGCTGAAATTCATTACCTATCGGCAATAACTCTTTTGGGTCTATTTTCATCAGCTTGCTTTCTTTGATGTTGTTCTCTCCAAAGGAAAGTCACTCTTCATAAAGTCATTAATCCCTATGTAAGTCCGCTGCAAATCCTTCTCATCGCCTTTTAAGTCTTCCGTTGCATTAATAGCAGCCTCATTTAATGTCTGTTCGTCAAAGACACCTTTTCTCACCTTGTCGAAATAAGAAAGAATTTCTTTGGTCATCAAATGGTCTGCCAGTCTCTCGAAATCCTTATCCATCACTAACGCCATGAAGTCATAGGAGTTTTCAAAAGCAAGTATTGGGGCAAAATCCTTGAACGCTTGCATTAAGTTAACGTGCAATTCTTCAAACAGCTTACGGATGATATTCTCATAAGTTCCCAGACAAAGGTTGGTGAGATTATAAAGGATGATTGCATTCGCATAAACTCCCGATTTTTCACCAATTCCTAAGTTCTGTAACCTCACCGCAATCTTATCTCGCAACTTATACAAGTCTCCACTAATCTTGTCATAGAACGTCATTGCGAATTCGTTATTGAAATCTGCATTAGGAACATAAGCGTCATAATACTTAACCACCTTGCGAAGGTTCTTCTTGCAGTCCACCCACTTCTTCTTAACTTCAAACCTAACGCATTTCTTCTTCAGAATACTCTTTTCGATTTTCTGAATGAAACACTCTGCCAATATCATTTCGACATAGACATACTGCTGTAGATAGGCTCTGGTAACAACCATAACCTTATTTACTTCGGTTTCGGACATTTCATGCGGAACACTGATTATTGTCTTCTTGCCACCGACATCTAACAGAACTCTTCTGAAACAATTAACACTAGGCATAATGTTTTCTGTTTGAATATTCAACGACCTTGTTATAGCACTCTGTTCGTACCAAATCCTCGACCTTATTCAATGTGCAAACCTCGTGGGTATCATTCATATTGACTTGTGGGCAGCAAATCTGATAAAAATACTTTGTCCTGACGGTGAAACCAAACAACTTGATTTGTTCTCTGATTACCCGACCAGACACCACCTTATCAAGTTTCTTCTTTCCTTCAAAGAGATTCAAACTTTCCTCTCTTCGATATATAATATCGGTCATAACCGAAAAAATATTTCCGAGCATAACTATTCCTCCAAATTTCTTAGTGTCTCCATACTCTCATCATTATCAGCATCATAGCCGATGTGATACTCGCTACCAATTCTTGCACCAACATATATCTCTTCTGCATCTAATATGTAGCGGAACATCTGTTCACGTACCTTTCTCTGCTCTTCATTTAATTCGAGCATATCAAAGCACTCTTCTTGTAAAGACTTATAAGGTTTCGCCCCCATATATGCTACATAAGCCAACTTGCCTTCCTGGTGCAATGGTCTCCACTTCTCCCACCAATGGTTGCGGTATTCCAAGATACCCCTTTCTACTCCATCGGCACAAACATTTTTAACTATTCGTATTCTCATATTTAATCCTTTTATTTATATTCTACCAATTTTCCTCCTCTTTTAAAGCTTCAAACTTATCCTTCATAATAGAATTGGTCTCTGTCCAAAAAACTATGATAACCTTTTTTACATCAACCCCTTCTCCTTGTGCAATATCCTTTGAGGCCTTAACGAAATCAAAATACCCTTCATCTGATTCTAAAATTCCGGCGGAATACGCCATACGTCCATTCTTGATGAATCTTGCGGAAAAATAAAAGTATCTTTTCATCGCAGTAACTCCCTAGTAAATTCGTTACGCATCGGCTCTACGATGCTTGTGTACAAACTCTTCTTGTCTTCCGGAATATCATCCGGTGTAATAGAGAACATCAACAAGTAAGACATCGGAATCCCCAACACCTTACAAATTGCATCAATCTTACTTTTGCGTGGAAACGTTCTTCCGGTTTCCATAAACAACATATTCGTCTCGCTACAACCGATAGCCATAGCCAGTTGTCGTTGGGTCAAGCCCTTGCTTACCCTAATTGTCTTAATCGCCTTTCCTAAATCCATTTAACCTCCTATTTTAATTTTTCAAATCTATTCTTAATTGCTATCATGGCATCCTTGACTCCATCTTTGTACCCAACGGAATATAAAGTGCAATCCTCTTCGCTAGGTTTTCCGGTTTTTGATTTCAGAAACTCTTCTATCTCACGGAAGCCATGCTCCAAGAATCTAAGAAACATAGCGTTCTTCGTAATAGCTGGTCGTAGGGTATCTTTACACCAGTCCCATCCATCACCATATCCCAAAGTGAAATTTGAATTGCTACCATATCTCACTTTTGGTTCTTCAAGCCATTTTTTTAAAATTTCTTTCTTTGTCATTACCACCAGTTTTTGAGGTGTGCCTCACCTTTCCCTTATTAGATTGGCGAAGATGTTAGCCTCCTCGCCAAAATACCGATTTAACTTCTCCTGAAGAGTATGGGCACTAAGCCCAAATACTCTTATAACGAATTTTGTTCGTTTTATAATCGTTCAAGTCAAACTTGGTAGAAAGCTCGATAGCTGCTTGTTTAACTTCATCCAAAGTATGCAAGTCATTTCGCTCATCCATTGTCTTACCATGCTTACCGCAAACCCAAACGGAAAAAGACTTTTTATTGTCCTTGTCAAAAACTGCATCTGCACAAAGAGCATTACCATTGCGCTCTAAAGCATGGTGCAAATTATCAATCAACTCTTCAACCGAATTGTTTTCGGTCTTCTCGAAGAACTTTTCGATACTTGGAAAAATCTTGTAGCAATCATTTGATGTAATCATCATGTCTTACAGTTTTTGTGGTGTGTCTCACCATTTTAATTAATAACATTTGTTTCTTAATTACGATGCAAAGATACAAAGAATTATTGTAATATGCAAATAATTTAATGTGTTTATTGTCTATATTAATATATTTTAATCTTACTGTATAGAATCTACTATTTGTTTTGCAGTTTTTTACATTTCGCTCTCTTTCAAATACCCCTGTTGTCTATTACCTTTAACTTTAGTTTCAGCTTACTATATTCTTTAACGTGTGCCTCACGCTTTGTAATTTTTGCATCTTGCAGCGATTTCTGTCAGTCGCTTCCCCTTTACTTCCACTGTGCTACCCTTCTTGCATTTCAAAACATTTCCTGTGCTTGTATTTTGTATTTCCAAAAAATGGACGCAACAAAAACAACTTCTAAAATTCTTATCCATTTGACATTTCCTTTTTAAGTTTCTTTCTTTGAGCCAAGAACATAACAATCTCCTCGAAATCTTCGCAATTCAAGAGTATTTGACCAGCCTGCCATTCCGCAGCTTTCTGCTTTGCATCCTCCATGCCCTTTGCAAAGAATGTGATTTGCTTGCCTTGGCTTCGATTCTCTGCCGTTACTTCAAGTGTTCCGAATTCAAGTTCGGTAGTGTTTATACAGAGACCCTCATCAAAGAGCCTCTGTAGATAATTAAAAAGGTTACTCTTTTCCATTTTTCAATCTTTCATTTTCCTCCTTCAATAAATCATCAATCTCCTTGCGCTTTGCCCGCATGTCTTCAAACCATTTGCTCGGTGTTCTTGGACATCCTATGAGCCAATGATCGAAGTTTGGAATAGGCAAATTGAACTCACTAGCTTCAATAGTATAATCGTACCACTTCAACAACTCTTCTTCGGGAGCTTCCTTGTCAATATCAGTTACAATAGTAGCCATATCGAAAGTTAAATCACCGCAATTGGCTATTCCACCTGTATCAATCCAATATGTCTCCGGATTATCCAATCCGTAAAATTCATGCTTCTCACAAAATGCCTCCAAGTAAGCATTGCAAGCATTCTTGTAATCTTTCTTTAACTTTTCCTTATCCATAATCATAAATCCTTAAAAAGTTTCTTAACCTCGCTCTTCTCCTCCTTTGGATGGGAACACATCACAACTTGCGCTCTTTGATTGTGTCTTACCTGCCATTCGCAAGTGTTGCATCCCAAGTCACCAACCTTATTAACAGCATTGGTGTATCTGCCTTTCTCACCATAGGGACAATCGGTAACGAAATCCTTTCTTCCCCAGATGTACTCATCTATCTTGTATGAGATAGCATTTGCTTTCTCCTTTTTCTCTTTATTATTCAAAAACATCATATCATCATTATTTAAAATAGACATAGCTGACCATCATCAGCGACCTTAACATTATTCTCAGGAAACCAAAGTTCCTCAAATATTACCTCCATGCATGCTACAACTATAGAGTTTCCAGCAGCTTTTTGAAGACTTGACTTTGACACTCCACTTTCAAGCATCCGGTCTATGTATTCTTCGTCAACGTCCATCAAACGGAAGAGTTCTCTCGGAGTCAAACGCCTAATGCGCAACCTTGTCTCTCCAAGCACAACCAAGGAGTCCTTGCTCGCAGATGTAATGGTATTGGCTGTAGTCTTTCCAAGCTCAACTTTTGGGCTATGCTTTTGACCTTTTATCCACTTCCCTTCAGAACGAGTCCTTATAGCTGCACCCATAGGCTCTTTCCATTCATTTGGTACAAATTTCTCTTTACATAGCAGAGCATCGCTCAAAAAGTACTTCTCGTCCACATTTTCCTCCAAGACATCAACCAAATGTTTCTTCAGCTTTGTCTTTCTCGGAAAATGATAATCTATCTTATCACCATCATTTCGTATAGAGAGCATGAAGACACGTTTTCTGTTCTGAGGAACACCGCAGTCGGCAGCATTTACCACCTTTGCATAATTGGCATATCCGTAGGATTCCAGCTCCTTGCGCCACTTGTTGAAGAACCCGATGAACTTTGTTTGAACCAGAGCCTCTACATTCTCCATTAAGAGGTATTTCGGTCTCTTGGTAATAATGGCGTTTCTTGTGAACCAAAGGATAGAGGAACGTGTATTGCTTCCCTCCTCTATTCCTTCCTGCATTCCGGCTTGCGAAACAGACTGACAAGGTGTTGAATATGTCAGCAAGTCAAAATCAGCAACCTTGCTCCAATCTATCTTGGTCATATCACCAAAGTTCTTGCCGGACAGACTAGGAAAACAAGCGTTATGCAAGGTTATTGCACTTGGCTCTATCTCCGACCAGCCGATGCACTCGTAATCAAAATCAGAATGTTTCTTCTTCAGTCGTTCCAAAGCCATCAGTTGAGAATCATATCCGGCACATAATTCAAATGTTCGTATCTTCATTAAATATCATGGGTTTTACAAAAATCCTCTACAAAGCTATCACCCCAATCATCCTCATGCCAAATCTTTGCTACTTCAAGTTGCCCCATTTCCTTTATAGCCAACAGAACTTGTTTTATATCGTTTTCGTACTTAGGTAATGATTTCTCCATAATCGGGAACAAATCCTTTGCCTCTTCAAAAGTCAACAGAATATCAAATGCCCCACCTTCACTTGGCTTTACTTCAAATAACTTTTCAGAAGGATTCTTTGCAGTTTTCAACCACTTCAAAAATTCCTTTCTACTACGATACTCACAATATAAATTGCTAAACTTTACGTATAGCTTATCAAAACCTAACTCTTTCATAATAAATCAAATTTATCTTTAATTATCTGTTTCAAACACCGTCTGCTTGCCTCGTCTTAACGCACGATACTTTTCAGGAGCCATTGGTAAGCCATTCTCTTTTAAAGCTTTCTCGTAAGCTCCAAAAGCTAAACAATCGGCTTGTTCGTTCAAATCATCACCATTATGTCCCTTTACCCAAGTCAAAATAACAAGCTTGTCCTTTGCACACTTACGATACAACTTGATTAAGTCTGGGTTCTTTATATCTACACCTATCTCCCAATCTGTATAGCGGAACATTTTCAATGCGTACTTAGAGTCACTTCTAACCTCTATGACAGAACCTTTCGGACAATAATTAACGGCTGATATTATCGCCAACATTTCCATTCTGTTACTGGTAGTATGCAAGCAATGATGTGTCTTTACCTTTTCAAGTTCACCTGTAGATGTATTCACAACGATATACGCAGAACCACCTGCCTTATGGGTGGAATAGTTATCGCAGCTGCCATCTGTATAGCAAATATAGTTTGGAAGAAGTCTTTTTCTTTCCACAATAGTTTCTTCTTTCTTAGGTTGAACCTTGCCATACTTTGCATTCTTGCCTGTTCGCAAAACGGAGTTGTAAGCACCTGCCAATGTTCGCCAATCATCACAATAGTTTCCATCTTTCTGTCTCCATCCGTTTTTCCATAACAAGTCCCACAAATCTTCTATAAAGCCCTTTTCTATCCAATTTTTCTTTATACAGAAACCCGAAAAGACTCGGGAAGATGGTATCTTCGCATACAAATCCTTTGCCATTTCGTCAATAGCATAATCTTTTTTGTTTGCGGTACACCAATTGGGAATAACAATTATCACCTCCCTCTTGCCAAGCAGACGTTTGAATCTAGATATATTGCCAAAGTAGCGATTAGACTCTTCCGCAAAGTCAGCATTCTTCACTAAATTCGCAAAAGTTTTGTTTGAAACACGAATCGTAAACAAGTCTATATCCTTACAAGTTTCCAATATTCTATTAACCAAGTCAAACATAGCCTCTATTTTGTCGGCTTGTTGCTCGTTGACCAGGAAGTTGTCACGAATGAATTTGTCACCATCATACAATCGACTACAAGCCAACACTCGATTTGCACCTTTCACACGATATGAACTCAGATAAACATCATAAGCTCTAACTTGATGTTCTGATTCCAAGTACTTTTCTTCTATCTTCTTCATAATCTCGTATATATAATAATAACACGTAATATATCAAGGAACACGTTAGCCTCTTAAAGACTCCTATACTTATTCCAACTAACTACTAATATGAAAATGTCCAAAATAGAACTTACCCACCATAGAAGTCATCAGGTAGATTTCCTATTGTGCCATTTTCCTTTATTTGCATTCGATGTCCCTTCAATTTATAACCATAGATTCTGTGCTTGATAGCAACAGAAGTCTCTCGATCTCCAAAAGAGTAAGAGCAAGGTATGATTAAATAGTGCAGGTTACCTACATTAAACGTAAAGTTCCTACGACCAAACCTTTGCAATGTTCGTTCCATCTCTCCCTCGTTTCTATCATCTGCCATGTGCATTTCCGCATACGTGGACTTAATCTTACCTTCGCTGATAAGATTCTTCTTGATTCGGCATATAGAGCCATGTCCCATATTCACAACCTTGGCAAACGAGTTAGTAGTTAGTTGATGCCAAGCACAATCATTGTTGCCAACGTTAAAACAGTCTTGACGGGCACCACTAATAACCGATGTGTACAAAATATTGTTGACTATAGAATATAACTCCTTTAACTTATAGTCCTTATTAATAGGAATACGACAAACGTAAGCTCCTTGGAAGCGACCGCCCTTTTTATTGGGTTTCTTTTCTTTATCACGGAACGTATTCACGATAAATCGCCCGTTACCAAGTTCTGTAAAGAGTCCATCCTCCTTGACATCCTTTAGCAATTTTCTTGCCTTTGGATAGCCCACACCGAGTTTTTTCTTTACATCCTTGATGGTTAAGTTAAATATTACAGAATTTCTGCGTTGCATCTTACACCAAATGGCAAAGCAAAGAGTCTCCTTGTGCGCCTTCACTTCTTGTGATGATGCACCATAGGTGTACTTCTTTACCAAGTCCATACGTATATGTAAATAATGCTTTCCCATAAATTCCTTATTTGTTTAACTTATCTGTGTTTCGCCTACTCCAACAATCATAGCCCATTATTAACTTAGAACTATCTAAGGATGTTTCGACTCAAAACAAGGATTCTAAAAAGAAATCCTTACCCTTCATTCGTCTGACCCCGAAATCTAGGTAAGGATTATCGTAGTATGGCTTTCGCCACTGGAAATCTTATTGATTCTTATTAGCGGGTCAGCACCAACAAAGCACGTTGCAAAGTTACTAATTTATTTTCAAACTGCAAGGGCTTTAATGTACGGAATTATAGGTATTATGCTTTCTTAACACATAATGCCATATTTAGTTACATATATAAAACTATAAATGCATTAAATCGCTTGCAGTTTTGATATTTCGCACTCTAATGCATTTTCAAGATATAAAAAAAAGAGCAGCCACCATCACTGGCAGCTGCTCCATAAGTTGTTACCTAAGAACCAATCTTAAACCTTAATAACTAAAAACCAACCTAATGAAAAAACTTTTTCTTGTATTTTACCGTGAGAAAGAAAATCATTGCTACCAGCGTCAAGGAAACAACCCAAAAGGAAATCATTCCGAATTTCCAATAGAATAAGTCCCATCCCGCCAAGTCTTTCTCGATATATTCCTTTTTGGTCTGGACAATACTCAACTCTCTGTTGAGACTATCTCTCTGAGCCTTGTATATACTTGCTCGCTCTGCTATCTCCTTATAATGAATAAGGCTATCACGAACCTTGGATAGTTCCTTGCTATCCCTGTATCTAATCTCTATGTGAATAGAATCCTTACCTAGCACTTTACCACTCTCATCTACCCTTGTCTTGACATCATCCTTTATGTAGGTGGAATCCTTAACCTGCTTTTCGGTCTGCTCCCAATGGTAAGAGAGTAAGCTATCCTGAATGAGCCTGACCCTTTCATTGACGATAGAGTCCCAGTGAGCATAAGTAGTAGTGTCTCGCACCACCTTTTCCACTTCTACATATCTCGTTGTCCGGCATCCGTACATCATCAGCATGATGAAGAAACCTACCAATATGGTAACGAGCCAACGCCACCAATCAAATCTTAATTGCATATCAACCTCCTTTTTGAGTGCAAAGGTACAAATTATATTATATATGGCACAAAAAGAGCCATTTGGGTTATTTCCAAAACCCGAATAAGTGAAAAACTAGCCATTTTCTGTTAACGAATGTAATCAAGCCTACTATTATAGCCAAAAGACGTTAAAGCAAAGAAAATGATTTGATTTTTTATTGCATATTTCAAATATTCTTTGTATCTTTGCAACAGAATTAGAAAGGTGAGACACACCTTCAGAAACTGTATTATTAACAATTAAGCCCTATCGCATCACGGCAAGCGAAAAGAATATGGCAACAACTAATAAAAAAAGAATGCGTGAGTTCTTCGAGTTCGGATTTGAGCAAGTTCAAGCTAAGTCCATCATTAAGGAGTGTAACTTCATTGCAGATGCTAAGGAGTTCGCAAAAGGTGGCAAGTTCGAGCGCTTCGCAGACTACACAAGAGAGCGTTTCGAGAACGAGTTTCAATGTGCCCTTTTGTTCGCATAATAACCATTTAAACTTACGGATATGAAAGAATTAAGCTTGACAACAGATTTGATGTTTAATCGCATTCTCGCTAAAAACAATTTTAAGTATGAGGATGAAGAAACAGCCAAAGAAGAAATAACTAAAATGCTATCTGATACAGACCTCACTGTAGTTGAGAGTAGATGCAAGGCTATAGAGATAGTCAATCCAGACAAGAGCCTAGAAGTACAAAAGTCTATTATAGCAGAAGGTTATCTATTCTTAAAAAATGAATATGCAATCTCTATGCGACTTATCCAATATAACGCCTATGATACGATGAAGTTCGCATACGTTGTAAAAAGCATAACTATTTAGATTTACGGATATGAAAGAGATTAGAACATACAATTTCTATAACAATGGAGACCAAAGTCATCTTAACATTTACTTCAAGGATGGCACGCAATGGTGTAGAACTATCTTCCAAGAAGACCTGCAAAGAGTTATCAAAGAGAAAGAAGGTTGCTTCGAAGCGATTATGAATAGATACAACAACTTGTAAAAAACTCTATAATATGGCAAAGAGAGAAATACCACTTTTCATAATAGACAACACTCGCAATCACAAGCGAGGAGAATGCGACTTCCTAGTTTGCACCGATAAGGACAACGGCTTTATCGCAAAGGTTGACTATATGGAAGGAGAAATAGAAGAAGTTGGCGATGATTATCGCATAGGTTACCCAAAGCGTGGTGTGAGTTGCCGCATCCAGATACAACAAATGATAGGCAAAAACAGCCGACCAAACGAGATTAGAACCTTGCTTAAAAAGGGTATGGACTATTTCGTGAAGACGGTTCAAAAACCTATCCACGTCAATGCCCCAACCAAGGATGAGTGTGCCACGTTCCTAGAGATGCTTATCAGAATGAACAAGCAAGCTCTTGACGAGGCTGGCTCAGACTACGATGCCCACAAAGTTGTGGAGAACACCATCAAGATGTTGCAAGCATCAGCGGATTACCTCAAAGAAGATGTATAATCTTAGAGACCCACGAATGACTAAGACGCACATTGTATGTTCCTTGGTCGCATTGATAATTTGGTATGTAATTTATAAAATATTCATAATATAATATGGAGCATCAAAACATTCTGTCCTACATAGCAAAGGACATACAAAAGACTTGTGAGAGACTTGGCATTTACGCTGAGTTCATACCCATGGACGAGAAGCACATCGTGAGTTCTGACTTCAAGATGCAGCCTGCAATCTTCAAGAGCATTCACGTTGAGGCTGACCTCCACATTTACCCTTCAGAAGTATCGGGAGAAGATGATGTGCTTGACATAGACGTTAGCTTGCATTATCGCTACTACCATTGGGAAGGTGGCGAGAATGGTTGCAACATCGGTTGGATGAAATACCAAATACAACAAGCCTTCTTCAATAAGGACAAAGTGTATATTGATAATTTCGAGAGTCTTTGTACCATCAAGAGATGGCGAGGTGTTGAACTTTAAAATAAAACTATATGAGTAAGACAAAAAACAATATTCCGTATGAGAGGCAGATGCTTCCCATTCTTCGCAACTACGACAAGCTGGTAGAAGAAAACAAAGCAATGAAAGCTATTATAGCGAACATAAGCAAAGTTTGTAAGCCCGAAGATACCGTCCTCCAATTCAAGAAACTAGATGGACAAGTCAAAGACTTAACGAACAGACTTAATGTATGCAAGAAAAAATTGGGAGAAATAGACAATTTGGTTAGGGATAAATTAGAACGAGAGCACTTTTTCGTTTCTAATAGAAGTACCACCCTAGCAAACGTAAGGCTCTTAACAAAATAGATATGGATAACAAGAAAAGTAACAGAGGAGGTGCAAGGGCTGGAAGCGGACGAAAGAAAGGGAACAACGTGAACCTTTGCATAAGGATGCCAAAGGAAACCGTTGACTATATAAAGCAGAAGTCCAAGGAGGAAAATGTTCCAATAGGCTCTTGGATAACCACCAAGCTAGGACTTTAACGAAGATAGCCCCACCGACTAGAAGGGGGTGTAATTTAAACTGTGTCAAGGCTTGTTCTTAACTTTCATTCCCACTCCCTGCTGGGGGCATGCCCCCAGC